AAGTTTGACTGGGGTGCTGACCCTGACTGCAAGATTTGTGAAGGTAACGGAACAGTAACGAGGTATGTAGACTAATGGTAAATCTGATGATATCACGTAACAAGAACAAGGGTAAGACTATTATTGACTGGGACCTTAATGTCTACTGTCCAGAGCAATGGTATGGGGGTGAGTCCTACTGGGATCACGATCTCTGGAAGATCAATGCCCGCATATACAGGGACGAAGATATTCCTCTAGACACTGACTATACTATTACTCTGCTAGAGAAAGAAGCTAAGGCCATTGGTCTCGTTGACTGGGGAAATAGTAGTCTAGACAGCGATGACTCTTTGGATGACTGGCTTGATGCTGGCCTAGATGGCTTTATTGACTTATATCACTTTAATGAGCTATACAGAGACAAGTGCAGTAACAGAGTACTGGAGTTCCTGGACACACTGCCACGGTATCTTGAGGACGTGCCTGATCGGATGACGTGGTAAATAATTTAAATAGACTTGGCGGGTCGAGACTACTCCCCGTTGAGAGGACATCCTAGTTAGGGGTAGCTAGAGATGTTCAGGGGGTGTCAAGGGCTTTCCTACTTTCGCTCTTGACACCCTCACCAGATTTTGGTATAATCTAGACAGGAGAATAATAATGAGAAGCAAGGAAGAAAAGATAGCAGAGAAGATAGCAGACAGCCTAGATAGTGTGACCCTGAATCTAGATGAGGTTGGCTATAACCTTGCTAGAGGAATGAATCTAACATACAACAGGTTACTACTTGTTATTGAGGCTATGGAAGCAGAGAAGGAGGCAATCAGTGTCAGAGAATCTAACACCCCTCTCTTCTAGAGCACAGATTCTAGGAGACCTCTGGATGAATTACAGGGACGACGAAGAGTTCCTGGACTTCATTGAGTATAACGACTTGGGTCTTCCACTAGCCTATGCACTAGCAAACGGCATTGTAGAGAAAGCAACGTCGGCAGCAGAGACTCTAATAGATGAGACGTTCGAGCTACTACTGGGTGCCTTAGAGATACCACAGGATGAGGGCTTCGAATCATTAGATGATTTACTAGAGATTTGACATCTCTCCCCTTTGGGGGTACCGATACACATCTACATACATTTGTCAAGTCTATTACGATAACAATGTTATTACGAAGGAGTATAAAAAACCGTGGAAGTTTTATTTAGGTTTACCTTATCACTTAACAGTGTTATAATAGATAGTATGCCAAGGAACTATTTCTTTCAAATGATCCATCCTGATATAGCAAAAGAATATCATGAGGAGCTATCGGCCTTTATGCCTAATGTATATAAACGTATTACGAACCTATTTAAATTTACCGCCAATTGGAAGAAAGATAAATAATATTATGAATGATAAAGATATAGACCAGATCATTATGGGGGCATTTGTTAAAGCAAAGTGGCTACATAAGTATTTGCCATTTGAATTCAAAGCTAGATGGGATCAGTATAAGTCCCAGGGTATTACGAAGTAGTCTTTATAACCCCTATAGTAATAAACACCCTATATACAAATACCCTGCTTACATAATATCTATTGATTTAAAAAGACATTACGAACGAATGTGAAAAATCGCTGAAAGTTTTATAATGTTTATCTGTTTTGATAGATATGGACAAATTAGATAGGGATTATACCTGATTTTGGCAAATATTTGATTACGGTTTTATAACAATGTGTCCTATTATCCACTTCTCTCCACATCACTCCACTTATACATCAAAAAGCAATATGATCAGTAAGATATATATTGGTCTAAACAGCTATAGAAATAGCTCTCAGAAGCTCTGTATTCAAATCTGCGGGGGTAATACATTCTCCTGATATGGTGTTATGGTCAAAGCCGTCTATGGTCATTCTATGGCTTATGAGACCATATCTCTTTGATAATAAATCCTATAGCGACTATGGCAAAAGCAATCCCTATAAAAGGATATATTTCTATAGGGGCTGCTTCTACTATGGGTGATGTCTTAATCATTACCCTCGTCTATTGATGTGCTCAAACTAAATACCTGGCTCATTGAGATAAACTCAGCTGCCATTCCTTTAGTTACCAAGATTCCAGATTCAGATACCTCTAGGCTATCTACAGTCTCCTTGGTAAAGACAAGCCTGTTAATCTTGTTTTCGTTTGCTACTTCAACCTCATTTCCAAGGACCACAACTACTGGTTGTCCGTTTAGAAATGCTGTATTAAAATGATCGAACATTTGTTTCCTATCTCTTACGATTGCATTGTGGGCAGAAATAATGTAAGGCTCCACCCTCAACCTTCATAACCATTGTAACATGGCAAGTGTTGCATACTGTATGTATTACTTTGCTAAAATTAATTTTATCCATTATATTCCTTCGTATTGGATTATATCAAGTGCTTGCACTTGGATTACTTCCTACCGCCGAACTTTACGCCGAAGCTTTATGTCCATTTATGCAAGTATAATTAAGTATTCCATTATATATCTGTCCAGCCATCAGGGCATTGCATTTCTCGCAATACCTTTTAGGCATCGACAAAATCTTATTCACCATTGCTCTTGTCTCTAAACTGCTCAGGTGGGTGAGGCTCCCAATCATCTTCTTCTATGTATTTGATAGGTAGCTCAATCTCTTCTTCTTCATACTGGGTCATGCTTTTCCCAATCTCCCTTATATCCGAAATTTAATCCGTGCTTCTCTGAGTATACACAAATCTCATCAGGCTCTAGATATCTTGTTTGTTTATCTGAAGTGATATGGAACATCTTTGTCCCTGCCTTTACCTGGATTTCTTTTTCCAGATCGTGCATTGATACCAGATAGGCATCAATCTTAGCTTTTACAATTTGTGACATTCGCACTTACATCTTTCTCCAGTTGATAACTCTATTATACAGGCTTCATGATATCCCGTCAAGCACCAACCAAAGCTAGTTGTGCCAGGAAGTTTAGAAGCCATCCTTAGCTAATTCTTCCTGCCACTGCTCTTCTGTCCATGGCTCAAAGTTGATTGGAGTCAGGTACTCTTTTACATTTTTCCAACGAAGATACTCGTTACCCTTACCTTCTTGCTCTGCCCACTTCATCTGCATCTCAAGGATAGAGTGGATACGCTGTTGCTCGTATTCAAAACCTTTCTGGTAACCCTCTTCAAAGCCTGCTGTCTTACCATCCTCATAGAGGGTGCTCTCTGATTCAGCTATCTCGTATCCCTCATCATAGCCATCATCATAGCCAAGGGTAAAATACTCCTGGGCAAGGTCCTGCTGTTCTGGTGTAAGGTCGTCAAACCCATCCATGTCCTCTACTGAAAGCATTATAGCTCTCCTATATCCCAAGACTGATCTTCAAACAGTCTTTCATAATACTTATAGTCATTGTGCTGGTTTCCATTATTTTCATCTGTAATAATCTTATTACGAAGGATCCTTAGAATCCTGATTCGTTCTGACTTTCTTCCGTCTTCAAATGCGACCTTTAGGTCATGTGCGTTGAAGGACATTTCTCTCCTCATGTGTTGGCCAGAAGTACTGGCATTTGTCGCAACAGGGCTGTGCTATATCATTACGAAAAGCATCATAAAACTCTGGGTCTTTACGATACAGATTAGCTCTATGAGACTCTGTCACTCTGTCTATTTCTTTACGATACCATTTGGGCATACCATTACCCCAGTTCTTAATTGTAGCAGAACGTAGGGTAATTAGATTACTCATGTTCTTATCTACTTTGATACCACGAATGCGAGCCTGAGCTACCATTGCCATGATATACTCAAACAACGCTGTCTCATGTCCCTCCCACATCTTGGCTGCTGGGTGATTACGCCAAGCAGCACGTGGGTCTGGGTTATTAAGAACCTTAAGGATTTGGTATCCCTCCAGGATTTGTTTGTTTAATCGCTTGTTGTCCAGCACCTTTGCTGAGCGATTAAAGTCTTTGTATGGTAAGAATGTTTGCATGACTATATTTTACACAAAACATGTCTATCTGTCAAGTATGTTATAATAAAAATCATGGTAAAAGAATTAATTCACTTTACGATGCCAAACTCTACAGTTTGTGAGTCTATGGAGCCAGTGATCAAAAAGGTTATGGCTAATAATCCAGACCTACACTACGTCAGAATTGATGTTACGGTTGAGCACGAGCTCTACGATTACTACTCACAAAAATACCCAATTAACTACTGCCCTTCATTTCTTGGAATTGTAGACGGCAAGGTTCAGGACGGTCATGTTGGAGAAGCAACGGAGCTTATCCTAGAATCGCTCTTTAGCTAATGGATACTAAGTTTAGATATATTATTTTTGAAGATAACATCTACCAGATAACTGTAGATGATTACGATGGTAACCCCTACACCTTTGAGGTTTCTGGGGAGGAAATAGCAGCCCACTTTAGAAGAGAAAAGCTGCTTGACAGGCAAATGGAGGACCTGTATAATGGACAGTATGAATGATAATATTGATGATAACAAAAAGATGATTGACGCTGCCCTTGAGGACTTACAAAAGTTTTTGGCAAATGCTGGTAGAAACACTACTGAGGGAGAAGTTACTGCGTGGCAGCAAGGTTACATTGCTGGCATAAACCGTGCTACGGGCGTGAGTCTCTAGGTTCTATAGAAGCAGTTTCGTGACAAGAGTAGCAGTAGTGGGTGGGGCTATCTGCAACAACGGTGCAACCGCCTAGTGCGACCACGTCTTGTCTTGCAAGATCAACCATTTCTGGCGTAGGGTAGCCATATATAATTGGTGCCATATTGGTGTCTCCACAAGCAGGGCATACTATTCCATGATAATCCATATACTTTATTATAACATAGGTATAATAGTATATGCTACCGATTTACTTCGAATGCCCCGATTGTGACCAAGTATTTTCTGGAGACACAATTGAAGAGATATTGGTTAAACTGTCAACTCATCACTGTAACTAAGCAAAATAGTATATAATATACTGATGCAAGAAACTTTAATTACTTTACTTGACAATGAGTTTGTTAAAATAAGTTACTTTGATAAAAAATCAGACGACGTTGTCCTGTCATTTTCTAGCACTCCAAGGCTGGCCCAGGGAGAAGAGATTGCTGAAGAGCAGTTTGTTGGAACTCTCAGCAATAACAATGTAACTGGCATTTTTATCATAGACAAGCAGTCCTCTTATGGCAACAAGATTAACTTTGGAGAAATTGCTGCTACCATAGCTCCCATTATTATTAATGCAGAGAGGGTCCACGCTGTTGGGTATTGCATGGGTGGTTTTTTGGCAATACTAATGTCTAAAGTAATTAGCCTACACTCTGTTGTTGCCATTACCCCGCAGTGGAGTATTCACCCAGACATCCTGCCTGAGTCTAGCTACCTAAGAGAATTTACAAATCGTATAGATAGCTGGGAGGTCATAAGTTTAGAGAACAGCTTTAATGATACAACGAAATATTTTATATTTAATAGTAATGATGTTGACGATCAGTATCAAATTCAATTTTTCCCAGAACAAGAAAACCTAGAGATCTTTGAGTTTGGTCCAGCCACGGGTCACGACCTGCCAGAGGCTCTGGGTGGCAAGCTAGAAGAATTAATGTTTGCGTGTATTAATGATAACCCTAAAATGGTAGAAGATTTTATAGACTCTTATTATAAATAATATTATTATAATAATTTCTTGCAATGATGTATTTGTCTTCCTGGCCCTGAAGTGACCAGAACTCTTCTGGTGTCATCTCAGCATCTTTAATTGCATACTTAGAGTAATCATTATAAATAATTGCTAGGGATAACTCGTGCCATGTTGCTGGATGCTCTGTTACGGCTGCAGATTTAAAACGATTCTGTTTATCTTCTACACCTTTCCAGTTAGTAAGCTGGTATTGCTGATCTGCCTGCCAGGTTATTTTTTTATTGAGCTGAAAAACTCTATACCCCGACATCAATAGTCTAAAGGATATCATAAAAATTTCTAGTGAGGTTTGTGAATATGGGTCTAATCCTACAAGCTCTATAAATGATTTAGGAAAAAGCATTTGTCCTGCTCTAGCAAAATAAATCTCGTGATATTCTGAGTAAGATTTTGACTTACCATTTATTGGTTTTGGATGAACAATAGAATAATCATTCACAGGATAATCTTCTAGAACCATATCCCAACTTGATGTCATTATGCCATCTTCATACGGCTCAAGGGGCAGGATTGCTACCTTGTCTGTTCGATATCTGCCAGATATCTCTTTATAGGCTTTTATAAGAGTAGAGTCCCAGCCAGGTGCAAACTGATAATGAGAGTCAAGCTGCAAGTAAAAGTCTTCTCCCTGGTAAAGCTCCTTTGAAATGTTATATCTAACCTTTACAATTCCTGGACGAGTATCTGGGTGGTAGCTTATGGTCCTTACATTACTAAATTCAGACAGGTCTGGCTCTTCGTAATACTGAAGGGCAACCCCAAAGGTAATTCTTTCTGGCTTTATTGCATTATAAAGGGCAGACTTTATTGTGTCAATTAGTTGAGGATCATTGTAGGCTGCAATTGATATGAATATTGTTTTCATTTTACTCAAAGAACAACACGTCTGACGGGTTCTTCCCCTCTTCGCTAGGCACATACTCTAGAGTATCTTCTACATCAAACTGAAAAAACATAGGCATTGTATATCTGTGACCCGACTTTAGCTCTAGAATTTGGTGACGGTATCTGCTTGGAAACAAAAGCATGTCTCCAGCTTTAGGCTTTATCGTTAAATCAAACTCTGGAAATGATATCTCTCCACCCGAATAGTCGTCAGTAAGGTAGGATAGTGATGTGATATTATACTGATAGAATCTTTCTACAATGGCTGGTCCCCCAGAGGGAGTCTCTGAGTCGCTATGTACAGGCATTGAGCTACCAGTAAGCATGCCCCATTTTGTTAGGTGAGCTGGATTACGTGTGTATCCTTTAAACGGAATACCATACTTTTCTCCATAGTGCATAAGCACTTCAGCCATGGCGGCATTTTCGTAAAAAATTAGCAGAGCTCGTATTTCATGGTCAACATCCTCTTGTTTAAAGGTGCCATCATCATCAAGACTATCTAAATAATTAACAAATGTCTCTATATCTTTAGGGTGGACAAAGTTTTTTAGATGTGTAATCCCATCTTTAGAGTAGCCAATTTTATTATACTGCTCCATATAATTTTCATAGCTCATAAGTCTATTATATCATTCCTCATAGAGCATGTTGATGGTTTCGGGGAATGCTTCTTTAGTTAGTTTAAGAACTGCCTTTGCATACTCTTGGATTTCCCACTGTGCGTCATGCTCAATACGCTGGTCAAGGAACGTAAGGATGCCCTGGAGCGAGACAGTCCACCTCCAACGCACATACATTCCATAAGCAGGCAGGAATAGCCTAGCGATCTCTGGTGCAATGCCGTCGTCCATTGCTTCGTGGTAGACCTGTGTGCCAGCCACGACAAGCTCACAAAGCTGCTCAAAATACTTCTGGCCAATCTCTATATCTACTGGCTCTCCAGAACCCTGCTTGCTGTTTTCTGGCTTGCTACGCCATTCATGTGGTAGTGGTATATAAAACTTCTCATCTTCAGTAATGTAACGCCTAGAAGATTCATTCCAGCCATTCTGCTCATCTACATGCGTAGAGGCTACTGCATACTTCCACCATTGCCTTGCAACAAATAGTGGAGCATAGACCTCGAAGGTAGCTGCTGCATGTCTGAAAGGACTTGTGTGCTGTTCTCTCAGCAAAAACTTTAATAGTTTTGCATCTCTTTCCTCAAACTCGCTTTTCTCCTTATCGTAAGACACCCTGGCAGCATTTACTACCGCCAGATCGTCTCCTAGCGTGTCTACGAGGCGTACGTAGCCCTCATCTAGAACATTCTCTTTCAAAGCATTTCTCCTATTATTTCATCGATTGTTTTGGTTGGCTTCCAACCAATATGTGTGTTAATCTTAGTAATGTCTGGCACTCTTCTAGAAACATCCTCAAATCCCTTGCCATATGCTATGTCATAGTCTATAAATTGTACCCCAGACATAGACCTAGTAATCTTAATGACTTGATCCGCTAGGGACAAGATTGATGTCTCTTCATTGCCACCAATGTTGTAGGTTTCTCCGAATCTACCACTTTGCGTTAGTGCATATATTGCAGCAGCTGTATCCTCGACATGGCAAAAGGACCTAGTCTGAAGTCCTGAGCCATATATGGAAATGTCTTGGCCAGATGTTGCCTGCTTAATAAATCTAGGCAACACCATTCCATATTCTGTGTTTTGATTAGGGCCAACTGTATTAAAGATACGACCAGTAATAAACTTTAAGCCATTATTTTTTGCATAGTGCGATGCCAAGGACTCACCCAAGGCCTTTGACTGTGCATACGTCCATCTGGGACTTGTTGGTGTGCCAAAGATACTGTCTGTATCCTCTGTAAATGGCACAGCCATATTCTTACCATAAACCTCTGAGGTTGAAGCAAAGAAAACAGGCTTGTTAAAAGATGATGCTGTTCGAAATACCATGTCGGCATTGTTGACATTGTTGTGTATAATTTTTGGGCAATTGTCCATAGTATTGTGAACCCCAATGCTAGCAGCTAGATGAATAATATAGTCAACTTCCCTGGCCTCAGCAATAAATGACTCATAGTTTGCAATGTCAAATGGCATGAGTCTAGCACTAGTTCCAGCAAGATTATCTTTATTACCAGAAACAAGGCTGTCCATTATAACAACCTCGTGTGAGTTTTGCTCTAAAAGCTTAACAAGACTAGAGCCTATAAACCCTGCTCCACCTGTCACCAAGTATTTCATATTCCCTCGCTTACGTCTAGAAGATCAACATCGTATGTTGGTTGTGCACTATGCTTTATGACAATTACGCCTAGGTCTGTTTTAGGTTTAAGTTTTGAAGAATTATCGTATACATCAATGCCATATGCCTCAACGCCTAGGTCAGTCAGCTTGTCAAGAACTTTTTGTCCAACAGAGTTGTTCTGACTTGGATGATTGGGTTTATAAGACATTCCTATAACTGCAATTCTTTTATTCTTTATACTGCCAAGAGTTTTTTCAATCTTGCTCACAATACGATCTGGTGCACTATCGTTATAAGCCAATGCTTGCTCTATGAGTGGGACACTTCCTATGCTACTAAGAAGATAGGCTGGGTCCACTGGTATGCAATCTCCTCCAATACCAGCACTTGGATAGAAAGGCATAAAACCAAATGGCTTTGTCGCTGCAAGGCTTACTACGCTAGAAGTATCTATCCCATTGTTTTGGCATGCCTCATTAAATTGATTAATTAGGGCAATGTTGACTAACCTATAAGAGTTTTCTAGAAGCTTTGCGGCTTCTGCTTGTTCCAGGGTCTCGGCTAGCTTAGTGGTAGACACCAATGTCTGATAAAACTCATTAGCTATAGCCCTGTCTACGGATGTTAGGCCTGCAACTATTCTGCTAATATCAGAATACTTGAGGGAGCTGCCTGGGTTAATTCTTTCTGGAACATGAGCTAAATAAAAGGTATCTCTGTTGGTAAGTTTATTAAGCATTGGTAGAATCTTTGTTCTAGTAAAGCCCAGACCTACTGTAGACTCAATAACAACTAATGTCCTAGAACAGATAAAGGGCCCAGCACCCTCGATGGCAGACTTGATGTTAGAATAGTCTGGTTTATTATTTTTAAGATTGGTTGGTACAGCAAAGACAACAACGTCACAACACTGCAGATCAGAGTATTTAGTTGTTGCCTTATAGTTTTTATCAGCAAACTTTTTATTTAGTTGTTGTGTCAGTTTTTGGTTAGTATCAATACCATGCACTTCATAGCCAGCATCTAGGCAGGCGGTAGCAAGCTCTTGACCCACATACCCCTGACCCACAATGCCAACCGACTTAAAACTATACAAGTATTAATAACCTTCCTCATGGGTTACGCCATGCTTGTCATCAATATACTTGTGTGCTTTACGCAATGCCCTGCTTCTTGCAAACACATAGGTTGCAAGAACAAACACACCATTCCAGAAAAACTCTGCAATAATATGCTCATACCCAAACATTACCTCAAGCAGATGCTCTATTTCGTGTGCCACGAATTATTCCTTCCAGCTTAAACCAAGCCATAGAGACCTGGCCGTTCTTTTGATATTGACTTAGTTCTGCAAGAATACGGTCTTGCTCTTTGAGTTGCCCTGCAGTATACGCATCAGCAACAAACTTCATGTCTTCTTTAGTCTTAGCCATTGCTAAACCCACTCCATACTCATATTGTCCCACTCAACCATTATACTCCTAATAAAAATGATTGTCAAGCACTTAGTGCAAAACCAGCGTAAACGGTTCTGGGAAATGCATTTTATGCTTATCGTATAACTCTGATGCCCTACACCTATAAGTTTTTGCAGAAGGTTTGCCCATGCTGTGTAAGATTGTTGCCCATCTATCTCCACCAAATATATCCGCAATTTCACTAAAGACTACCTTCGCCCATTCTAAATCTGGAATAACAATAAAAAGTATAATTGGCATTTCTTGTGAAATTGTTTTAAGACTCTGAATCTTTTTAGAGTAATCTTCCCACTTAACAATTACGCCACCAAAGAAAAACATGTCGCTTGTAATTCCAGATAATACTATTGCAGACAGTAGAGATGAAGTGTTTGGGGTTATCCCGATGTGAATGTTTTTGGCAACAAGATAGCGAATGAGTCCCCCATATGGGTCAACTATATTGGGGAATCCATCATCACTAATAATTACAATATTTTTATCTATATTATTTTCTATGTATGCCATAGAGGTTTGAAGGTCAACCTGGACTGATCCTGAGTCCAAAGTTTCAGCTACATAGAACATCTTTTTGTTGCTAGTATCTACCCCTAGCTCACCCATCACAAAATCAACTGTTGGCTTTGTTTCACAGAACATGATATCTGCATTACGAAATAACTCTATTTGCTCTGCAGAAAAACCATTTGGTGTAGTGCTAAAAGATGATAGTGTAACTGGCACGTTATGCTGCTAACTGACTCAACCTATCGGGCTGGAACCCTGCCCACGAGTCGTTCTCAGTAATTACTACTGGTGCTGAAGAAAAGCCCATACCCAAGATCATGTCAAGGGCAGTTGGGTCTTGGGTGATGTCTACCGTATTATACTCAACTCCTGCCTTGTCCAAATACCTCTTTGTCATATCGCACTGCACGCATGCTGGCTTAGTATAAATTGTAGTCATTGTTCCTCCATTTTTTAAAATTTATAAACACTATTATACAGAATAGTTAATTAAAAGTAAATATTATATATTACAAAGTTATAACAAACTTAAAATATATCTCTAATTCTAGTTACTTTAGTGTGGTCTTTACCGAAGTCAGAGAACAGTGCCTTGTCTGTCTCTCTCTGAACAATCTTTCTTGACCAAGAGTATCCTGCATCTCCGCCCCAAGCTAGCCACATGACGTATCCCTTAGATGGGTTGGCCGAGTTACCCCAGTCCTTACCCTTCTTGTCTACCTCATGGCGTGAGAAGTAGGAATACATTCTCTTTACAGTGCTTAGCGAGAGCGTCTCTCCATTAGCCAGCTGTCTAGCTCTAGTCCATCCCACGGCAGTGCCTGCTCCCTTAGCCTTACCGTCTTCCTTAAACTTAATCGCTTTACGAGCTGCGGACCTGGCACCAGCAGGAGGAGAGTATCCTTCAGCCTTGCCCAAAATATCGTTCTCATAAACTACATCATCTCCATCTTCCCATAGATCATCAGCCTTATTAGCTGGGACACAGTTTGGAACCATGCGTCCATCTTTTTCTTTCATGCCTCTCTGGACATAGCCTTCCCAGCATGCCTTATCCATGCTAGAGCAATACTTGCAGTCTTCACAGGCAATACCTTCAGACTTGCAGGTCTCACAACCACAGTCAGCTTTGCCAAGGCCTGGCTCTTCATTACTTCTACCTACAGTTTCCCAGATAGAATCACTTTTAATTTCATTAGACATACTCGTATCTCCCGTTTTCGTCTTTGGCACTGGGGTTACGAACTCTTCTTCAGAAGCTGGGTGTGGCTGTCCAGTTGCAGATGGCATTCCATTTGCGTCCGTCAGTGACTTCTCTGGCCACTCCTCTGGATTCTTAATCCCTACGTTTTCATTAGTAACTTCAGCCTTTTCTTCAGACTGATTGATAGCATAAATTTGTGCCTGAGCCTCTTCAGCGGTGCTGTGGCAACCCATTACGGTTTTGTCATCATCTTTGAGCACAGGGTAGCCACTACATCCGTAGCTTCCCTTTGCCCCAACACTATAAGGCACTATGCATTATCCTTCTTATTATCTGTTTTTGCACCAAAATAGCCACCGATGATACCAATGACACCACCAAGGGCAGTCTGTACCAAAGTCATAACATCAGCAGAAACGTCTACTGGTTCTCCTGTGGTAGCGGTTTCAATCCCTGCAACTACGTAGTCACCTATGATTGCAATGATGATGGCAGCCATAACACCAGCTGCAAGCACAAACATGATCTTTTCTTTTAGCGAATTCATGAAAACCATTATAACATAGATTCTGGGTGTATGACCAGGGTAAATGGATCTGGAAAATGCTTTGAATGCTTAGAGAAAAGCTCTGATGCCTTGCATCTATAGGTTCTGGCATTCAACTCTCCCATATTGTGCATTATTGTAGACATTCTGTCAGGGCCAAAGGTATCAGATATGCTATCAAATAAGGGCTTAGATTTTTCTAAATTATCTACCACTATAAGCAGTATAGTCGGCATCTCTAGAGAAATATTTTTCAAAAGGGCCAGCCTATCTGAATAGTCTTCCCACCTAACCAAAATCCCACCAAATACAAATGCATTGCCATCTATCCCAGACAATATTGTTGCTGACATCACAGCCGAAATGTTTGGTGTTATGTCTACCTGTATATTTTTTTCTACTAACAAGGCTATAACCCCAGCATATGGATCTGTTATATTCGGAAAACCTTCATCACTTACGATTACTATATTTTGATTAATATTATTTAATATAATATCTAGTGCATCGTAATCATCCAAGAAATGGTCCTCGCCCACAGATTGAATTGTTGAAATAATTCTTTTACCTTCTATGTCTATCCCAAGCTTATCCATCACTTCTGTAAAACGATCATGTGTTTCACAAAATACTATGTCGGCATTTGCAAATAGCTCAACTTGTTCTTGAGAAAAGGCTTTAGGATATAGGCTAAATGATGATACGGTTATGCTCATAGCAAAATCACCCTTTTAATTTCTGGGCAATACAAATATTTAATTCCAGATTCTTTACAAGTTCTGATTGCATCGTCCATATTGCGAACAAGCGTGTCTCCTGCTAGATTAAAAGATGTATTCAACAACATAGGAACTCCAGCAATAATTCCAAACTCTCTTATAAGGTGGTAGTAGTGAGCATTATCCTTGATAGATACTGTTTGAATTCGTGATGTTCCATCATTATGCTGAAGTGCTGGAACTATATCTTTTTTATCTTTAAGAGTTTCTACGGCATACATCATATGTGGACTGTCGCTCAGGGTCGCTAGGTCAAACCACTCGCTTGCCTTATTAACCAATACACTTCCAGCAAATGGCCTAAAGAATTCTCTCTTTTTAATTTTGTTAACCTTGTCTCTACCATCTGGGTCTCTTGGGTCATAGAGTATTGACCTATTCCCCAGAGCCCTAGGTCCAGACTCTTCTTTGCCCTGGTAGAGTGCTACAATGTTTTGGTCTGCTAGTAGTTGAGCAACATCCTTGTAGGACACCTCCTTTGACTCTACACCAATTGGGATATCGTAGTTTGCGTGCTCCCCCAAGTAAAGTAAGTTAATTGGCTTTACAGATTTTTCAGTAAGCTTTGTGTATAGGTATTGTGCAGCACCTATAGAAGTTCCAGAGTCACTAGAGTTTGGCTCAACATAAAAGTTAATGTCTGGAAATTCTTTTAAATATTTATAATTATTTACACAATTTAGGAAGTATCCACCACTTAGACATATATTTGTGTTGCCCCAAAATGACAGTGCTTTACGAATAAGGCGAGCGGTAAACTCAAATGAGTCTGTTTGTGTCCTATAAGCAAGGTCCTCGTTAGATAGGTCTGAGTCTAGAATTGCTGGGTTTGCACCCTCTTCATCGAAAGCCCGTGGGTGTTCTGGGTTATCAGAGCCGTAGGCAGAGAGGCCCATGACCTTTCCTGCATTATGATAAGAGCCAAATATCTTAATACCTACAGCTGAGAATAGCTTTCCCAAGCTCATATTTCTGTCATATACAGTATAGTTGCAACCAATATCAGATAGGTCTTGGGAGCATTTCGAAAAATATGGCATGTGGCCTAGCTCCTCCTGGTATTCCTCATACTGATCTTTGTCAAACTGCTTGATAAGGTTCTTGTGAGTTGCAATAATGTTTGTTTGACGGGCAATATACATTGTTTCAGACTCTCTATATAAAGTTTCTTCGTCATAGAACGCCTGCCCAGCACCGTCAATAACCAGGACAGCTGCTTCGTCAAACTTGGAGTTATTAAATGCAACAGTTGCATGGGCCAGATGGTGGTCTTTCATCCAATGTGCTTTTGGCATGCTGGGGCTTTCAAAATGTTTTTGTTTGCCACAAGCAAATAGCAATGTATTTAGCAGCATCTCGGCATTGAGATCATATGGAAATGCCCCAACAAAAATTACATGGTTAGGCTCTAGTTCAATTCCTTTTGCAAAGCTATGCAAAACACCAGTAGTATGTTTTTGATGAGTAACACGCTCCTCTTCTTGGTAAAAGATTATCTTACCATCCTCAATTACGCACACACTGCCGTCGTGCGATAGGTTGACACCCATTATTTTCATTGTACTGTATTACCTAACTTAAATACTTCGGCACTAGCTGTTTCAATAAATGACCCCCTCCAGGCATCGTGATGAATGATACCAGAATACCAGCTAAAACCAATAAAATCCTTGTATATGTTTATTGAGCTAATCTTTTCATCTGTATAACTACTGATGTCAACAAAAATTTCTGGCTCAAATTGAGAATATTTATTGTGGTATGGATGAGATGACATATACCAAAGTTCTTTAGGCTGCTTTCTTGCCAAGATATTTCCTAGCTCGTAACATGCTCGATGATCTTGATGCCAGTCCTCTTTCCAATGAGTTATTATTCTATTAATATTAAGATTTTCGATAGCATCCTCAACATCTTTAACTAAGCTAGAAGACACAATCAGATCTCTTTTGTTTCCAATATCGACAATATTAAATCCTAGGTTTTCTGCAGACTTGGTAAGCAAATCTTTTTGAGGAACTTCGGTAACCATCACCATATTGAAAACAGTATGTCCCTCTGCTATCCAGCGAGCTACGCTGCCTCCACAAGACATCTCTAGGTCATCGGGATGTGCAGACAAAACTAAAATATTCATGAATTTAATTATACCAGAAACAAAATAGGGTATAATTGTTATACATGTCAATATTTGCAGAGTTTCAAGCATACAAAGAAAAGCTGGGGTGCCATGACTGCAAGGTTATGTATCCCCACTACATTTTAGAGTTTGACCACAGAGAGGGCAAGCTCAAAATTGATAACGTTAATCGTGTTTTGAAAAGGTATGGCAGAGATGCTGCATGGGAAGAAGCAAGGAAGTGTGACGTTGTGTGCTCAAACTGTCACAAGCAGCGAACATATGAAAGAGAGATAGCACGTGTTAATAGATGATAATTTTTTAAGTGAGCAGTCAATCCTGGATGTTTATAGCAGGGTTCTAGACAACGGCCATGACATACCCTGGACTCTAGCCTATAGCACTAACATGAAGTCAGACCCTGAAGGCTATGTTAAAGAGACTTCTGCAGTAAAGGAGTCTTACCAATTTGCGGCTGGGCTTATGCCTAATACCGTTGCGTATAATTATTTTTGGAAAGTGTTTCATGAGTTTGCCACAAAGCATAACATCTCATATACTAGGATACTAAGGGCTAAGCTTAACTGGCTTCCCAGATCAGCTGATGCTAGCCCAGAAGATTACCATACGCCACACGTTGACTCAGATGAAGAGCATAAAGTATTCCTTTATTACCTAAACAGCTCCGATGGCGATACCTTTTTCTTTAACGAAACATACCCCCTCGAAGAAGGAAGTGAGCTGACCCTAAACCAAAGGGTAAGTCCAAAGGCTGGCAGGGGCGTAGTTTTTGATGGAAACATCTATCATGCGTCCTCATCCCCGATTGATTCAAATCACAGGTGTATTTTAAATATAGACTTTATATAAAAATCCCCCACACAGGAACCTTGGCGTAGCCCAGTCAAATGGGTAACTAATCCATCCTAAGGTAGGCACCCCTTGCCCGTGTGTGGGGGACTATTTAATTATACACTACTTAATCTCAATTTGCTTTGGCTTCATGTCCTCTGGCATATTGTTGTGTAGATCAATGTAAAGAATGCCGTCATATGCTGAGGCTTCTGTTACCTCAAAATATTCTGGCAGAGAGAACGAGCGAACAAACTTACGAGTAGCAATGCCCTTGTAAATGTATTCGTCTTCGCTTCCTAGCTTCTCACCCTTTACGGTGAGGATACCACGCTCTACAGAAATATCTAGCTCACCACGGCCAAAGCCAGCAACAGCGAACTCCATTACGAAGTGGTTGTCGTTTACCTTCTTGACGTTGTAAGGTGGGTAGTTTGTTTTCTGTAGTGGTGCATTAAACATTCTGTCAATTTCCTGATTGAATGTTGCAAATGGATCCTTCATATATAGCGATACCATGTTTGTCCTCCTTTATAAGCGACTTGTGCTCCCCAATTGGGCAAGCATATATATTATATCATAAACTTAGACTCTGGCCAATCCCTAATTAAAGCAACTCCATGAGGTGCATATAAAAATTGATTAGCATAGGCATTCCAAGAATGAATGTGTGGACCATAATCTTGCTCCATAGGATTAAAAAACTTAAAAGAATACGAACCATCTCTTGCAAATATATTTCTTTGTATGTATCCAGTGTATGTGCTTGTTTGTGTTCCAATAAAGTCAGCTGCGTTAGTCATGACTAGGGCTGATAAAAATGCTAGCGTATGCCCGCTTACGATAGGCAGACTGCTAAACTCACTCATAAAATTATTTAAGATAAACCTTTCCATATTGATAGCATCGAGATCCTCGGCAAAGCCTGGGTCATCTGTGCATACAAACACTGGCAGATTAGATAACTCACCAATACTAATGCTATGATTTGCTAAGTCTACTACATGTATGTGGTCAGATCTTCTTAGGTGAATGCCATTGAAATTACCGATTGTCTGTGCAACTTTATCTGCCAGCTCTTTGTATTCCCTCTTAGGTGTTATCTGTTTTAAGACGTGGTCCACCTCTTTAGTCCTATTATAAAAAAAAGAGCTATAGTATGCATAAGCACTGTCTGAAAGTATATAGTCTTGATTATGTTTGAGGAGCTTTCTACCCATTGCAAATCTTAAATCTTCATTACCATTAGAGCTGGCATAATAGTCTGTAAGTCTATCCTTGGTAAATCGTGGCCAAAGATCTTCTTCAATATAGGATATGTTTGAATTTGGGGTATCAAAAAAGTCAGTTATCATAATTTGCTCAAATTTATTTTGATCAAAATACTCTGAATATACTGCATCTGTTCTATTTGGAAAGCTCTGTGGATGATTATATACAGAAACTTTGTATCCAGATTGTTCTAAACCATAGGCTATCTCAAGGCCTAGTAGTTGGTTAAATATTCCATTGCCTGAGGATCTTAAATAAATCATAGAGGATGGGCAGTTTTATAACATACCCAGGTTATTTAGTTATCGTGTCTTCTTGGTAGCTCCAGAAGCTCCACCAGTCTTCTTTGCTGGTGCACGAGGAGAGGTCTTCTTGGCTGCCTTAGCTGCCTCATCAATCTTAATTGATACCTCTTCTGCAATATCCCCAGCGATACGTCCGAAGGCTGGGTCCTTAGTGTTTAGGTAGCGAATTACAGGCGGTACTAGTGCTGCCCACATAGCTCCCAACACAGCAAGCCAGCTAGAAGCATCTAGCTCTAGTGGAGATACTACTCCAGAGCTGGCCATAACTGCTGTTACTGCAGCTAGTCCTGCTCCTAGTGCGTGCCTTAGCACTGACTCAATCATTGCCTTATTCATTTTATTTCTCCTTAGTGACCTTCTCATCTGGAAGGTATTGCTTTAGCTCAAGGAATTTCCCCAGGATCTTCTGTGTGTCCTCTGGGTCAGTCTCAAGCAGTTGAAACAACTCGTCAAGTGAGCCCTGGAATCCTTCGATAAAGTCAAAGGCCCACTGTCGAGATTTGGACAAGAACTGAACAAATTCTTCAGTCTCGCCAAGCTTATAGTTTTCAATATCCTGTAGGGCTTTTGTAAGCTTTGCAGTTAAAGTAACCTTGTCTAGCTCTAGCTGTACAATCTTTTCTATCGCTTTTCTATAGCGTGCATAGGTAATGCTAGTCCATACTAGCAGTCCTGCAGACGCAACAAGAATAGATATAAAGATACCCAACTCCATATTATTCACCATCAATTATCTTTCTTAGTTTAGACTTTTCAATTGTATCAGATTCTTCCTTATCAATCAAGTCTAAAATTCTATTTCTTTCTAGCTTAATTCCCTCAGCCATTATAAATGTAACGAGTTCGTGTTGTTGCGGTGTTAGTTCATTAGACATCTTCCTTACCTCCTTCTCTCATTAACATTACGATAGCCCCATTGTCCTCCAGGGCCTTCTTTACTTTGATCATATAGTTTACTGCAGCCACCTTGGACTCTACATCTGGCAATGACATAAATACTTTTTCACTTGCCCTTACGACCAAAAAGTGTTCTTCGTCAATAATGTCTACGTAGAAGTTCTTAGGCATATGGTGCGACAAAGAGTGCACTGCAGATTTCATTTTATCTGTGTACATTTTGTGTTAGCCCCTTCCAAGTGTCTGCCCAATGCTTCTTGGTACGATGTCTGTTAAACTCTCTAGACACTTTGCCATTTTCAATATAAACTCCACCCCAGACTCCCCACTCTTTCTGAGACACCCCAACTGCAAAACACTGTCTGCGTACTGGGCAATCTGAACAGAGGCTGTCAATGGCTGGTCGTAGCTGTTCGTCTTCTTCATATTTATCAAAAAATAGATTAACATCATAGTCGAGACATGCAGCTGATTGCTTCCATGTTTCCTTGTTCATGAGGGCTACCTCACAAGCTTATGTGGAATCTCCCAGCCCTTTGGACCACACTCAAAGATATCCTGAGAGTGCCAAAGACCTTCTACGAAAGCACCATTCTTTTTCATCCAGGCTGTCGGATGCGGCTTTGAAAAAACAACATCCCATCCACGCCAGTAAAGCATTTTGTTTCTGCTTACGATTTTTTCCATTTGTTCGAGAGATGTAACTAACATCTTATTCTCCATCTTAGTATCTATATACAACCAGGTCTATTGTGCTTTTCTTATCTACTAAAGCAGCTATTTTAGACAATGGTTCTTTTGGTTTACAGAAATAGATTAGCTCATCAAAGTCGTGAAGATTTGACTCTGCCCAACCTAAAGTTCTTGGCATGACCTTTGGCTTAACACCATTGGCCTTCAGCGTTCTTTCTGAAATGTTTACAAACTCATGTGCCATGTGAGTTACGTTTTTGGGACCTAAGGGAACAACGAGAAGCTCATCGTCCCCGTCCTCCATTGAGCGAATAACTCTTCCTAACGCATTGATGAAAATTTCATACTGATTAAAGGTTTTCGTCCCGTGGATCAATACCCTCATTAGTTTTCCCTTCTGTGAGTTTCTCAACAATAAAGCTTAAGTTGTTCAATTCTACATCATTAAGGGCCATTGTGTCAACCCTTTTTGTAGTATTTCCATCAACTTTGCCTTCAATAATATCTGCTTCTAACAACTGGTTGTTTACAATCCAGTAGGCCTTGTCGTTTGATATAACAACTCGTGTAGAATTTTGTTCTGAATAATTAACAGACTGAGACTTAAGCTCTTTCTGTGGCCTTGAAATCCAGGCCCAAGGGGCAACTATGTCAAAGTTATAGCTTTGTCTATAATAAAGCTGAATCTTTTTAACTTTATTATAGTTAAACTGTAGCACTGGATATATCACAGCAATGCACAACAGTGTTGCAAGTGCTCCAATAAAATAGTCCATAAGTGCTCCAATATAATTATACCTTAAATCTTAAGTGCGTTTATGATGTAGTTAAGGGTTTGTTTTAGGTTTGGAGGAAGATCTTCACGTTCCTTCTCAATCATTGCACGCTCAGCAAGAGTGACTACTGGATTTGGTTTAGTGATATCCATATTTAAGAATCCTTTTTCCCACAATACCTGCACGTCTTCAAAGAACATTTGGTCTAGACGATCTTTGATACCGCTGGTAAGTGCCTCTAGCTTGTCTGTAAAGCCATAAACAAAGTCACCACTATCTGTATCTATACCAGCCACCTCAACAACGCCAGCTAGTATTAGCTTATCTACATATTCTTCTGGTGTCATTCCTGGGTCTGGCAATAGCTCTTCAGAATCCATGGCTACCTCCTTTTTGAGAGCAATTCCTCAAAATCTTTTACCTTGGTATCTCCAAGATAGGACCAAGCATATCCTTCTTCAATCATAATTTCATTAATAGATTTATTGTTGTTATCCAGATAAACCCAACCTAAAACTCTGCCGAACTTTCCTTTGCTGCTTAGCTTCTCTGTCTTAATTACTATTGTTTCAGATGCCTTAATTGCACCTTTGAGGTATGCCTTGGCCTCAAGGCCCAGTGCTTTCTCCTCCAGATCCCGTGTGCGGCTTTCTGGAGTATCAATTCCAGCCAATCTAACCCTGGTATTATACATAATGTCAAAGCCTAGGTCAATCACGACATCAATGGTGTCGCCGTCTACTACCTTGGTTACTTTATTTACGTAATAGGTATACATTAGTTTTCTCCTACAAGCCTGTTCTCATTTAGCTTTTCCCGTTCATCAATTATTTCAAATGCAAAAGCTTCGAGCTTTTCTTTACCTACAGGGTCATTCATAATTTTTGTATAGTCGTGTGCACAGAATAGTAGTTCTCCAGACACTCCCTTAACTAATACATATGCTTGAGATTGACAGTAGTCGCACCTATCTGATACTAACAGGGTAGAGATTACCCTTTCTTCAGTGGTTTCCATATTCTATTCTACCCCTATTATTTAGATTTATCAGTGCTGTAGAAGCCACTGCCATTAAATTGAACTGCTGGCGAGCTATATACTCTAAAAAGCATAGAGTTACACTGCTCACACAAATAGCTTTTTTCTGCCTCAGAGATACCCCTGATGACATCCTGCTGAATATGACAGTCTGGACACTCGTAAGTGTAAATTGCCACACACCCTCCTATGGAAGTTTGATCTTTTGACCGACTTTGATTTGATTTGCGTTAGCAAGATTGTTTAGCCTTTTAAGCTCTTGCCACGTGGTTCCGTTTGCCTTTGCAATTTTGCCAAGGGTGTCACCGCTCTTAACAGTATACACCTTGCTAGGCTTCTTGTCAACCTTCTTTGGTGTGGTCTTTGCAGCAGGCTTCTTGTATCCTACTGGCATCTTCCTAGGTGCATTATATGGGTTAGTCTTTTTCTTTTTAGGCACCTCGTGCACTGGTGCTGGCTCAACTGGGTCATCGCTCTTAGCTGCTTGCTTGGCTGTGTCTTTGATTGACTGTGCCTCATTCATTGCCTTAACAAAACTAATAGGCTCGATAAATCCCTTGCCGTCAGCGGACCATCCATGTGTTCTACCCTTCCAGACTTCTAGGTGCAAATGCCTTCCTGTTGACATCCCACTGGTTCCCATTTTACCAATGATCTGTCCAGCCGTAACCTTCTGCCCCTTCTTTACCTGGAAAGAGTTAGGAACTAGGTGTGCATATAGAGATGTGTAGTATTGTCCGTCAATAAAGTGCCTGATTATGACATAGTAGCCAAACCCACCACCTGCTGCTGTGGACTTCTGTGCCTTGAGGACACGTCCATTAGCGATAGCGTGTACGTAGATTGGATCTTTGCCAATGCCAATAATGTCTGTACCGTTGTGGTGCTTCTTAGTCTTGTGAACTGGGTGGATTCTCCAGCCCATCTTGCTGGAAATCTTCCAGTCCTTGCCATACTTTCCCTCGATGGCTTGAGTAAATTTTGCTGCCATTATAAAAACTCCTTAAATATAAATCTATTATAGCACTATTCTGTGCCGTCAGACATGCGTGGATTGCTTAGGTGGTGATACCAGTGTGGCATTGCATACCTGGTTCCCTCAGTTACTGGCATAATCTCATGAACGTATAGGAAGTTAGAAGGAAAAAAGACTATGCTTCCAGCTTCTGGCTTAATCTTGGTATTTGATTGCCTAAACTCTATCTCACCACCAACGTAGTTATCGTTTAGGTAGCTAACTGTTGAGATGAGCCTGCTGCTTATACCTAGATCTTGGTGTGCAGGAAGATGGCCCTTGTCGTATGCCTCGTATCTAAGGATACCGTCCATAGGCTCCTCTGACTTTACTGCATTTGCTGCAAACGGATATAGCTGTGTTGAGTAGTGGTGAAAAGCTTTATCTAGTGAGCCATACAATGCATCTGCAATTTGCAAAAGTTCTTGACGATAGTAGTCATGCTCTTGAATCTGGTCATGCCTCCAAATAAAAAATTTGTAATTAAATGGCTTTTCCATGTGGCTATCGTGCCATGGCCTCCAGTCATTAACTGCTGTAAAATATCCCTCATGCTCATTTTGTTTAAACCGTTCAGCAAGCTTATCTACCAAGTCTACTATATACTCAGTATCTGGAATGATATTTTTGTAATATACTAGTCCAAGATCCTTTACTTCAAACTCTATTTGATCCATTCTTCTCCTGTTTTGCTAGATATTCTATTATATCAGAAAAGGGCTGATAATATTTTCTAGCACTGACTATTGACATATAGTGATCGTGCATTCCTATTGCCTTATAAAAGTCTTCTGGTGATAATTCTGAGTCAATCTTATAGGGTCCAAGGTTATATAAAAAGAAACGTATAGTCTCATAAAGAACTTCTGGACTGTCTTCTACTGCAGCAAATTGTTTATTTTTTTCAAACTTAAATGGATTCCAGTTATGATATGCGTATACCCTCTTATATGATCTGTAGGCCTCCCAGCCCCTCATAAATATTAAATAAGACTGTAGTGGCTCGTCGTTAAACATTTTTACATCTTCTATAAAGAATAAGTTATGCTCAAAATATTCCTTGGGAGCAAAGAACAGGTCCATCGATGTATAGTATGTTTTGACAAAGTCTTGGTGTGGAGATTTTACTAAGGGAGAACTTACATTAGTTAAAAAGTCGAGCTCTCCGTTTGGCTCTATAGAGTAATCAAACTGCGTTATGTGGTGCAGTGCCACCTCTCCATCGCTTCTACAATTGCATGGCTCTGTTACTGGAGGCTCGCTGTTTGACATTTGACAAGAGATTACGACCTTATCGTTACCAGTTTTTAGCCTTAGCTCATTATAGTCGTCAAGAATAAAAACATCCCATCCGCTAGTAAATGTCATGTGAGCATCTATAGATAACACATAGTCATAATTTGTTGACAGCGATGCTAGGTCATTTCTTACCTGAATTAGTCCTGGCCTTTCTGGGCCATAATCAATTATAGTAAGATTGTTGTATATAGATAAGTCTAGGTTGATACGCTGATGCTGAAGCCCTACAGCAAAATATATCCTTTCTGGATACGTTGCTTTGTCTATTGCTCCCTGTATTGTTCCAATTAGTGATGGATCTTCGTATGATGGTATGATGACCAATATTGTTTTATTATTTGATAACCTTTGTTCCATATTCTTGTTCCCATTTTATAACGTCCGCCTCATCATTAAGAAGTGGCTGGCCCTTAATATTAAGGCTAGTGTTTAGTAGTACTGGAACCCCAGTCTCTTCATAAAAACGTCTTAGGAGGGCATACAGGCCTGGATGCTGACGCTTATTTACGGTCTGAACCCTAGAAGTTCCATCCGCATGAACCACAGAAGGTATTTCACTTGGCCTCTTGCATACAAAAGTGTATTGCATATATGGTGATGCTGCCTTCATATCAAACCAGTCATTAGCAAATTCCTCTAGAACCACTGGGGCAAATGGCCTAAACAGCTCTCTCTTCTTAATCTTATTGACCTTATCCTTAATGTTTGGATCTCGTGGGTCTGCCAGGATACTTCTGTTGCCTAGTGCTCTTGGACCATATTCTGCCCTACCGTATACAACTGGTGCAACTCCATCAGATAGGATTGCTGCTAGTGCCTGCTCTACTGGATACTTCCTCTTAGGCATATCATATCCCAAGTATGGTCCCCTCCAGGTAAGGTGCTTTCCATAGGCTGCAGCTGCTGCTCCCAAAGAGCTTCCTGCATCTCCAGGGTTTGGCATAATCCAGACATCAGAGAACATGTCCCATAGCTTCGTATTAGCAGAAGCGTTTAGTGCACAGCCACCCATAAACACTAGGTTATGCTTGCCAGTCTTATTAACTGCAAACTCCATAAACTCCATAAGCCTTTGCTCATAGACCCTTTGAACTGCTGCTGCAATATCAAACTTATTTCTGTCATTGACCTCTTCATTCCAATCAAGAATGCCTTTGTGAAAGTTATATCTTTGACCCTTAATGCTGTCAAAGTATGAGTTTACCTTGCTGTAGTACTTGTTTGCTTTGCCATATGCTGCCATGCCCATCATGATATACTCTTCTTCGTTTGGCTTGAGCCCAAGCAGCTGTGTGAATGCAGAGTAGAAAAGACCAAAGCTAAATGGATAATTCTTTTTGTATACCTGCTTAATTCTATCGCCTTCACCAACCCAAATGGTAGAGGTATTCCATTCTCCTATGGCATCCAATACCACAATTGTAGCATCCTGGAATCTGCTTGTGTAATAGCCTGCAGCTGCATGTGAGTAGTGGTGCTTAAATGTTTTTACTGGGAGATCTTTGAGCTCAGGATGATTGATATACCTTGGGCTGTCTCCCCCAAAGCCCCCACTAATTGCAATTCTACTTTTCTTTAATAGTGGCTTTTCATAATAGGCAATCATGTCTGGCTTGCCATATCTCAATGCATCTTCAATTAGTTTATCATTAGTAAACCAATCATTCTTTTCTTTACTATACCGCTCAGCGTGCCCAGCAAAAAGAATATTGCCGTTCTCAATTAGCGACACTGAAGCATCATGTGTTGTCTCATTAATTCCAAGAATTTTCATTAATAGATATACTTTCTAGGCTTAAGTGCTTTACGATTTTTCCACTTCCAAAATCGAAATTTTATTTGCTTAATTATTTTCATGGTATTTATTATACATTAATTCTGCAGCATATTTATGGAATCCAGTTCCCCAGTGGGCACCATCTTCTGCATAAAAATAGTTTGGGCTGCCATCGTCATTATCATATAGGTAGCTCTCCAGATTAAGATCGTCGAAGTTATAAAAAGTTTTAAAGTTAAACTTATTGAATATATCCCTCATTGCTGGAGAATTGTATGATGTTGATACAAGGTTTATGCCATATAATTCCATAAGCTTTTCAAACATTGAGTATGTCTCATACAGATAAGGGGTCATGCTGTCGATTATTTCTAGAACATCCTGCGTAAAGCTAGTATTATGATATGAATATTTATCTGGGTTAACTACTGCATCGTAGTAGCCGTCTAATTTTTGGTGCAGCCTGATTCCCCTAAAGACATCTGGAAACATTATAAATATTGTATCTGGCTTGCCATAAGTATCTATATATCTCAGAATTAAGGATATGATGCCGTTAAAGCTTGCACCTTCCCTACCAATATTTATTGCATGTATTTCTTTGCCTATGTCTTCAGATAGCTTACTGGCTAACAGATTAGGCCAAATATTACTGTCATCGCTTATTCCAGTTCCAAAGGTATTGGAGCATCCAGCAAACAGCATGTGCACTTTGCTGGGGTTGACAACAAACTCTTCTGACCTATACCTTAATGAGTTCAGGACAAGGCTGCTATCTCCTTGATCATTTTTAGGCATCTTACCGTCAAAGCCATACAGGCGATCCTGCTCAGTAGGACCAAACCTGTCATCGAAGTTTTTAAGATAGTTGTAGTTCATTAGCTAGCTGCCCTTCCATGATTCAGCCCCCGTAAGCAACTCGTAGAATTTGCTTGCATAAAAATCTTGTTCTGCAATACCTGGATGGGAGTCATCCATAGCCTTAAGCATAATATCTTTATATTTACCATTATACACTAAGCCAAACCTATAGAGGTGATCTAGAAACATGTCCTCATCTATTTGATATAAATATTTTATTTTATTTCTGCCATCATCTTTGCTTGCCCTAGCGACAGAGAAAGATCTGTCCCATGTCATTGCAAAGGCATTAATGTTATTGTTTTCTATAAAGCGAATTGCAGCCTCTACCCCGTTCCACATGTCCCTTTCTGGCTCTGGAAAAAGAATAAATAAGTAGTCTGGTTTGCCGTATCGAATAATATACTCATCGATTAAATTGATAATATCTGACATAGATGCGGAAGGCTTTCCTAGATTAAAATATCCTGATGTCTTGGTGCTATGGCTTATAGACGTATAAAGTTTGTGTGCCCATAAGAATTCTTCTGGCATAGAATCTCCAAAAGTTAAAGAACATCCAGCAAAAAGAATATGCTTTCCAGAGTGGTCTGCAGTAAACTCATCACAACGAAAGCCCTCAGAGTTAATTTTATAAAAATCTTTGCTACTTAGCCCTAGCTTATTTAAATATTTTTTAGTTACAAAAAATCCATAGGAGTCTACCCAAGGACGTGAAACAGACTTATGAAATCGTTTTTCTGAGTTTTCTTTTTCATTTAGGCCAAGCTCCGTGAGCTCTGCTAGGATCAGTTCTTTGACCTGATCAAACTCTTTGTGGTATTTTTCATGGCGGCTCATGTAAACTTCATTAAGCTTCTTTGGCAAGCTAAATAGGTCCATGCAAATCTCTCCAAATATTATATGCAAAGTTATAATAAAAGTCGTGTTCTGCAATTCCTGGGTGAACAATATCGAATGCCCTCAACATAAATTTTGCAAATTTATTATTCTTGTTAATCTTTATGAAGGTCATCATGTGGGCCTGGAGTTCTTTTTCAGCAAATTGATATAGAGTATTATTCGTCTGCTGTCTTGGGTCAAGCCAGGGGCTTTGGTAAAACACATCATTAAAATTAGGATTTTGATCAAGGTACGCACCGCCCTTGAAAGAGTGTATGTCCCAAGAAAACATTATAAGTTTGATATTGTTTGTCTCTGCATATTGAATAAGAGCATTGTGCATTGGAAGAATTACAGAGTGCAGACTCTCTATTGGAATGCCTGCGTCAATTGACCTCTCTAGGTCTGGGAAATTAATAAAGATATATTCTGGATTTCCGTATAGCTCAATATACTTAAAGACTTGATAATAAATATCTAAATGGTTAAATCCTGGTCCAGCAACATTGTAATATCCGCTGGTAGGAACTTGCTTACTAATAGATTTATATACCATTTTAGACCAGGTTAAGTCAATGGGTAGCCCGTCACCAAAAGTTATGGAGCATCCAGCAAACAAAATATGAAGTTTGTCGTGTGAGTCGGAGAACTCGTCGCACCTTAGCCCGTCTGAGTTTAAGTGGTAAAAATTATCTATTGTCTCGCCAAAGGTCTCAAGATTCTTTTTAGTAAAGTAAAGATTGAATGGAGACATTAAGGCTGGCATTAGCTTTGAGTATTTCTGAGACTTACTCTCATGGACTTTGCTAAGCGGAAAATTTGTTTCTATGTAGTCAAAAAGCTCTTCCGCTTTATCAAACCATTCCGTGTAGTCTTCTCCATATTGCTGGTAAAACTCCAGAGTTGACTGGGAAGGATTGAAACCACTTAAATCTTTATACGCCTTGCTCATGTTTTTGAGCATGTGCTACCGCATATGGGTGACGCATGCACTCCCAATCTAACTGATTGCTTAGCTGTTTCCCACCAGTAAAGTCTGGATCTGCATGGTTTGGGATGCTGGTGTGCATATACAAACAAGTATGCCTTCTTCCAGACGTTACTTCCGTAATTCCATGGATGTGTTCAGAGCCAGCACTTGGGAAGAATACTGCAGAATATTTGCGTGGCTTATACTCAAAACCCTGATTCGGGAAATAAATAACTCCACCCTCATACTCGCTTGGGTCATTAAGATAGATTATTGTGCTCCACTCAATAAAAGGTTCTGGATCTTGTGCATCCATGTGTAGTCCACCAGAGCTTCCAGCTGTCCACATAGAGCCAAATGCCTTAAAGACATATATTGGATTAACAAAACCGTTAAGCTCTTTATGAACCTCGTTTGACTTATCTCCATACTTTACAAGCAAGCTCATAATTCTATCATTATATGGAAATGCTGTTCCTCCAAACCTTTCCTCATAATATTCTGGATACGGGTTTGTCTCAGATGGTGACATCTGCTCCTCGATCATTACAGCAGCATCTTCTGGTGTAATAAAGTTATCAATTATATGTATACGATGCGTCATACTTCCTCCTCTACTATTATAGCACTAATAGATTGCCTTAACTGATCCAATAAACCTTTCTCCACCAACGTCTACAATCTTTAAATCATAAGGGTCATAGGGAACATCATCTTGCTGGTAAAAAATTGGCTTAATTAAATCTGTATCAATGCCTACGCACGTTCCCCAGGCCTTTCCAATCTCAGACTTTAAGGATTCTACAACAGAGTTATATTTATGCTCTAAAGAAAACGGAACATATAGCTCTTCCAATGGCCTGAATTCTTGTATATCATCAATAATATCTGATGGCGGGGACCATAAATCAATTTGCTTCTTGAAAATATCTAAAGATAAGTATTCATTTTCTCCGTAAAACTTAAGGTGCACTGGATAGTCTAGAGACTTTATTAAGTTGCTAGAAGAAAACAATAGCTCACTATTGGCATAAGATGTTTTTTCAAAAGTTTCTGATGTTTCATAACTGGCCTCAAGAAAATGCTTATCTTTAATGCTTAGCGATGGCTTACCATATCCAGAAATTATTCCAGGATTTTCCTTAAAAAATTCAACCAGCCTGGAGTCCCAGCCTTCTGATAAATAAATCCTGTCTGATAGTATTAAGGTATACTCAGAGTGTATTTCTGGCATATGAATTGCGGTCTGCTTGAAGCTACACGGACTATTGAGTTTGTCCCAAAAAATATGAGAGTATTCAAGGTTATTTAGATGAGAAAACTTATCTTTTCTAAGCATTGGGTGCTGATCATACACAGTAACGTGAACCGAACCAGATGAGGTATTAAACACATTCTCTACTATATCGAGAAGTTTTGGGTTTTTATAAGAATATATAACTACACTAATACTAATCATTTCTCATAGACTTCCCACGAAAAATTTTCTTACGCCAGGCAAACCACTTGTAGTATCCGTGAATTCTTGTTCTTCTTTTTTCAGCTGCAAAGGTATGCCTCTCAATTTCTTTTTCAGAATCGTCCACTTCCATTTCCCAATTATCTCTTTTAAAAGGAAGAATCTGAAATAGTGGGGTTCCCTTTGGAATAACTCCTCTAAAGCCTTGCTTTAAGAAAAAAGCAATAAAGACAGGCAAACCCCAAATATCCGATTCGACGATTCCCGACTGGACAGTAAATGGCAAATCATATCTATTCATTGGGTGTGTAATAAGAACAGAGTATCCTGGCGGAGTTTCATAATACCAGCCCATCTTAAAGCCATAGTGAATAGGGTGATGTCCTTCTGGAACTGGCAGCTCAATAGTTGGTCTATGATCTACAATCATATTCTCACCGTCCCACCACAAAATTGGTTTACCGTCATCGTCAATTTCTACGTGTAAATCATCTGTCAGCATGTAGTGATATCCAGCTGTCATAGCATCTAGGAATGGCGGACACTGTTTGGTAGCAACTGTTGCACCATCTGTGCCAATATAGTTTACTGGATGAAGAGTTTTTTCGCTATTAGATTTATGATGCTTTGCTAAAGTTTTATACCATTCTGGCACGTGCATAGAAGCAGGCTCTGGAGGAATTAAGCCATGCTCTTTATATTTAGAATGAGCTGGTGTAAAAACAATTTTTAACAAATTGTCTTCCACTATCTATACTCCTTCTTAGAACGAAATTTATTTTTATAACCATTCATAAAGGTGCTTCTAAGGTTAAGTCTTTGGCTATTGAACAGCGTTTTTGCATCTGCTGGATCTACGACTTCAGAGCTCCACTCTTCTCTCTTAAATGGTATTAGCTGATACAGCGGTGTGCCTTGCCTAATTGTGCCCTTAAACCCCTTCTTTACAAGGAAAGAGACGTGACCATCTGATACAAATCCATCTGTATCAATCAGTCCTGTAAAAGCCCACAACGGCGAATCATCTGTGTGATATGGGTTAGTAAACAAAACGCTGTATCCTGGGTCAGTTCCCACAGCCCAAGTTGGCAAAATTCTAAATAGTTGTTTATGGTATTTTTCTGGATCAATCGGGTAGTTCTCATACTGCTCTGGTGCATGCGTAGCAAATAAGTCAGCCTTTAGACTTTGTAAAGTTAGTGGTATTTGCCACTCTAGCTTTTCTGGATTCGTAGCATCTAGGTGGATATCACAAGGTGCCACAATCATGTAGCCTGCAGTCATGGCATCAAAGATAGGCATGCACCTTTTAATTGTAGATGCAGCTGTTCCAGACTGCGGAATCATTTCTGCATCCCCCTTGTTCCCTGGCTGAGTTTTATACCACTCTGGGACAAGCCTTACTGATGGCTTTGGTGGTGGCACGAAATCCATAGTTTGTTCACTAAATGGATAAAATCTAATTGTTGGCATACTGCTCCTTAATTCTATCTACTATTATAGCATCTCCACGAAATGTCATATCAAACATGGGGTCTCCTCGTCTTGGAATACCAAGCTCATGATCCTCCATGTGGCTACCAGTATTTTTAAATTTAAAATAAACAAAATGCGGCTGTAACAAATCTGCGTCTCTTGGTGGCTGATGCCAAAAATCAGTTTCTTTATTAATTAAAAAGGCAGATTCAACACTTGGCTGTAGGTATGTTACTTCTACATTTGCATCTATAAACCACGGCACAAAAAATTTATAAGTTCCTTCAAAGCAGTCTTCTTGTTCTGGCATTGAATAACTAGTGTTATAGTATTGCCTCATCCACAACCTATCTACATGGTAAAGGGGCTCGTCTCCTTGTTTTAAAAGAAACATATCTGCTGCTAAATGGTATCTAATGGTTATTTCATCCCCATTAATTGATAGCAACGATGGTTGATGTCCAATGTTTTGAACATAGTTATTTAAGGGCTTAACTATAGAATCTTTATACGGACCGTTCAAGACCTCTTGGTAAGACATCCAGGATGGCTTTACCATTGATTTAAAGCTAAGATCTATAAAGTCTGGATCTTTTGTTTCATACCAGATCTTTTTATTATCTATCGTGCTATGCGTATCATGAATCATTTTCTTTTCCATAGAGCCTCCTGTCAGATTCGAACTGACGACCTACGCATTACAAGTGCGTTGCTCTGGCCAACTGAGCTAAGGAGGCAGTGCGACCTGGATGGGACTTGAACCCACGACCCCCACCGTGACAGGGTGGTGCTCTAACCAACTGAGCTACCAGGCCTAAGCTCCCCTCCGTGGATTCGAACCACGAACCTTAGAGTTAACAGCTCTCTGCTCTGCCATTGAGCTAGAGGGGAAGGTATAACTAGTATACACTATTCAGATAAGAGTACATGTTCTTGTAAAACTCATCTGTCGTATATCCAAACCTATTTGAGAATGCAGTCTTCCACGAAATGCCACGACCCATATCCGACATAAAACCAATAAATGTTTCATATGATGAAGTGCCAATGAGGTATTCTACTGCAAGACCTCCAAGGTCATATGCTGCATAATCATTTATGAGGTGCCTAGACTGTGATGTAGAGCCTACCTCAAGAAGAGTATAGATGCCTACAAGATCTGACTCACTCATATTATTAATTGCATTCGCAAGGCCAAATCCATACTCGGTTGCCATCAACCTAGTGGCGACACCTTTTGAGCCTGCCACCATTGAAGATCCAGGGTTTGCCACGGTGTATCCAAAATATTTCGCTGACCCTCCAGAAATCCATAGAGGATTATTGCTTGGTGTTAGCCCAATACTTGACTGAAGGCTCTGAAAATATTTTTGAACAATTGACTCTTTTTGCCAACGAATAGTCCTGTCATCAGTTTTGGTTGACACGCACAGATAGAAAACTTTTGGCTGTGCGTCTCCTGGACCGCAATCGCTACCCCATGGACCATTGCCAATATAAGACACCCAGGTTTCTCCAGTAGGAAGCCTACCACCATAAGTTGCCATCATTTGGTCTGCCCACTCCAAATCATTTACCGTAAACAGGACTGCGTGATAATTATCAATAATTCCGATGTTGTGGTCCCAAATACTAACTGCATCAGACAGGGCTTTCTCTAGGGAGTTTTCCTGAGAACTTGACATAGATGGTCCCACCAAAACCTGACTATCTTCAACGGTAAAAGATCCATCTATCTGTGTTCTAAAGCTAGCATAAGCAAGATTCGCAACGCTAATCTTTATTTCTTCGGGCTCCTCGGCTGGAGGTTCGCTCTCTGTTGGTATAGTTTCTGCAACCTCTTCTTTTGCAGGACTTGATAGCTGTGTAGATGATGAGCTTTCTGGCTCTACCTTCTCTTCAGAGCGTGGCGAATCAGGCTCTACGGATAGCTCCTGTGTGACCTCTTCTGGACTCTTAACAGCAGGAGAACTAGTCTCTGCTGGAGATGGGGTAGCCGTGTCTTCTTGTACTGGTAGCAAGGGATCTGCTAACCTAGTTGTTTGAGAAAGCTCCTGATCTATTACTGTCGAACACCCAGAAACTAAAAATAGCGGTATGGCTACTAGAGCTGCAACAGCTTGATTACGTGTTGGCAAGGGTCTCCTCCATTTTCCCACTCTTGCTCTTCTTCTTCTGTCATATATGGGTCTCCATTGTGAGTATTGCAAAATGGCTCGCTAACCCAGCCCTGCTCAATGCCCTCACGGAGCCACTCAGAGAATTTATTTTCCATGTATAAATTATATACTAGGTGTGTAGGTTTGTCAACTACCAGGATTTGTCATAAATTTTAGGTAGTGGGAAATAGTGCTGCTCCCAAAATGGCTCATTCTCCATGTTAGCATTTAAATAAGCTTCCTGCTGAATTACTTTTAATGGTATGACATCATAGGCAATTGTAATTCTTTCTCCTGGCCATTCCCAAGGACCCATGGCATGCTGGTAACCAACCATAGACATTACTGCACGATTATTCTTGTTGTGGTTTACCTTCATCTCACCGTTTACGTCGTAGTGCGTAGTTGATGGCTCTGCATTTACGGAATAATATCCATGAAATGCTGGCACCCTAATGTTTGGATCTAGGTGGTCGTGCCACTCCAGCTTGGCACCCTTATCAATGCTGTTAATGTTAAACCAAGCTTGGGCCATCCACTGCTCAGAGTTATAATCAATTTCATAGTAGTCACAGGCCTCACGTGTCATGTCAACGACTGCAGAGAATAGTTCGTGCATAAATGGATAATACATCTGGAATGCATTATACTCTCTTGACTTATGTGTTGAAAGGGACTTTGAATAAGTAAAAATATCTGTCTCATCATCGTGTGGTCTGATGCCCCACATTTCCAAATTTGCAATTCTTTCATACTCTAGCTTTAGTCGCTCTGCTGCGTAGTCTAGATCATTGTCTAAAAATCTTTCAAAAAACTTTTGAGGTTTTGAGTTTTTATCAAAGTCCCAGTCTTCTGGGCCTTGATAGTTATGCTTTGACATTTCCATTGCTTCTCTTTCTCTAGATATAGGAATACCCTACCAAACATTATACACTATTTGGCAGGGTATTGCTATACGTTAGTCTTGGTTTTTATCTACTTTGGCAAAAGCAGCATTAATCTCATCCATTGTAAGCTTGCCGTCATCCAGAAATGCTCTAGCGAGCTTCTCAACAACAGTTGCTACTCCAAGGATACCTGCCATCATTACTGCAGATAGCATATCAATACCAACTACAGCACCTGCACCCAGGACACCAAGTCCAGATGCAGCAAATACAGCAGCGATTCTCCAAAGGACGTTCTTCAGGGTTTCCCAACCACCAACAACGCCCATTCCGTTCTCGTCTTCCATACTTTCCTCCTTATTCCTTAGGGTTTCTAAGCCTAAAAGTGATTATCCACAAAGCAAGGGTTCCTAGGATTACGTAGCCAGTAACGGTCTTCGCTGATCCCTCCAAAACAATCCATGCCACAAACATACCAACTAAGGTCCACGCCTCAGATACTACATCTGTAAATATATTCTTGATTCCTGTGAATAGTTTCTTTATGAACTTCATTATATTTTCCTCCTAGCACCACCAGATGGAGCTGAGGCTCCAGCAGATACTGCAATATTACCTGCGATAACAGATGCTACGACAATCTCTTCTGCTCGCTCTCGCTGTTCAGGAGCAATGTCAGCACCAATATTTCCCAAATCATTCATAACCTCTAGCACCTGTCCAGCCACAGCACCAACTACTGGAAGGGCAGCAAGCTCTTCTGGCAAGTCTGGGTCATCTGCTTCTGCAGCTATAGCAAGCAATACAAGTGCTGCCTCATACTCTTCTGAGTCTTTCTCTGCAGTTGCAAACTTATTCATAGCCATGACAGTTAGCTCTCCTGCTAGCTCAAGGTTTTGCTCTGCATTGCCATCGTCCTCAACTATTGCCTGAAGCTGATCAATCTTGTTTCTTTGTTCTTGGATAGTATCATTAGCATCTCCAAGCTGCTTTACGAGAGTATCTATCTTTGCCAGTGCATCGTCAAGCTGCTTCTTGGTTGTGTCATTCTTAATCTTTAGCTCTTCTATTTGTCCAAGTGCCGTAGCTAGCTTTGCCTCTAGCTCCTCTACCCTTGCCTGTGAGGCTGCTAGCTGCTTAGTGAGATCAGTAGACTTAGCTCTTGCAATCTCTAGATCCGATTTTGACTTTGCCAATGTTTCTAGGGCAGTTGCAAGCTGTTCTTCTGTGCTTGTTACTTTACCATTTAGCTCGTCAATAGTTGTTTTAAGTATGTTAATAGTTTCTTCCGCACTAACTAGTTCTGCTTTTTTGGCCTCTATGTCTGCATTGGCCTTGGCTAGTGCCTCTGTTAGCGAGTCTATCTTAGATATATACCCTGCAATTGTTGCATTACGATCATCTATGGTTATTTTATAAGAGTCAATTGCTGAATTAAGATCGCTAATGGTTTTGTTTTGGTCTTCAATTACTGCTGTTTGATCTGCAATTACAACCTCAGACCAGGAAACATACTCTTGGTATGATGTATTAATTGAATCAGCAGTCTCGCCTAGAGCTTTATAGTCATCTAGCAGCGTAGCATAGAGGGATGAAAGCTGGTCATACTGTGCCTGGAGTGCATCGTAGTCTTCTTGGGATACTGCTGGCTCTGCTACCACAGCACCTCCAGAATGCCAGATGGCACGCTCATAGTCTGTGCTACTATTTAATCCAAGGGTAGCACCTACACGCCAACCACCACAAATACTAGGCTCTGGATTACACCAGGTTCCAAGGTGCCATGACATCCTAAGCGGGTCGCTCATTTCGCTGGTATCGGCAGAGCTTTGATAGATTGATGCTGTTGGTGCAAATCCCATAGACTGAGTTGGGTTTAGATACCAGTAAGTGCCATTGTTTTCTACTGTTTCGTTATATCCAGTCTGAGAGAAAACTACGCTGCTTTCTCCAGCTGCCAATAACATATAGGTATCAGAATTGGTTGCTCCTGCTGCATAAAGAAGAGATGCACCAGTACAGCTGTCATAAATATTTTGTAGGGTATCTGTCTCTCCATAAAGACTTGACCAGCACAGAGTCCATCCACCATCAATTAGGGTTTGCTTAGACACATTTGTCTGTGGTCCAGATGGGTAGTATGAGGGTGCATTTGATCCACCTGCTGGTGTTGCGATAAGCACAACAGCCATCAGGGCTGATAAAAGTATAAACCTAAGCTTAATAAGTTATCACTCCTAGTTGGGGTAGCTAGACGTATTCTTATACTATTATAAGTGATTATATAAATAAATAGGGGCATAGCCTCTTGACCATGCCCCTAAATACCGCTTATTTAGTGCTAAAACTCCCAGTCATCATCTGACAAAGCTTCGTGCTTACCAATTACGTAAGACGAACCAGAGCCAGAGAAGAAGTCGTGGTTCTCATCTGCGTTTGGAGATAGTGCTGCTAGAATAGCTGCACTTACCTCAGACACCTCTTTAGGGAACAGTGGGTCAAACCCAAGGTTCATAAGAGCCTTGTTTGCATTGTAGTGCAAGAACTTCTTTACATCTGGTGTTAGTCCAACCTCATCATAAAGATCAGCAGAGTACCTAACCTCATTCTCATATAGCTCCATTAAGAACTCGTAGGCCCAGTGCTTGATGTCATCCTGTCCTACCCAGTCTAGCTGATTATATGCCTTCTGGAACTTGTATCCAATGTAGTATCCGTGCACTGCTTCATCACGAATAATAAGCCTAATAAGATCAGCAGTGTTTGTTAGCTTTGCCCTGGAAGACAGCCACATTGGCCAGTAGAAGCCAGAGTAAAACAAGAATGACTCTAGGAAGGTAGATGCAATCTTACGCTTCAGTGGGTCATCCCCCTTGTAATAAGACAAGACAATGTCTGCCTTCTTTTGCAGATACTCGTTGTCTTCAGACCACCTGAAGGCATCCTCAATCTCTTGTGTAGAAGTTAGAGTAGAGAATACAGATGAGTAGCTCTTAGCGTGGACGGACTCCATGAAGGCGATGTTGGTAATAACAGCCTCTTCATGCTGGGTAATTGCATCGGGAATGATAGACATAGAGCCTACAGTACCCTGAATGGTATCCAGCATTGTCAGGCCAGTGAAGACCCTCATAGTTAGAAGCTTTTCGTTATCTCTTAGTGTGGACCAAGACTGAATGTCATTAGACAGTGGTACCTTTTCAGGTAGCCAGAAGTTCTGAGTAAGACGGTTCCATACCTCCAGGTCAATTGGATCTTCGATTTTGTTCCAGTTTACTGGTCTTGTTATAGCTGACATGATACGCATCCCTCCATTTCTGTTCCTTCTAGTGCATTCTGTCTAATGCGGATATAATAAATAGTTTTAATACCATTACGCCATGCGTAAATCTGTGCCCTGTTTACGTCACGTGTAGTAGCAGTATCCTTAAAGAATAGGGTTAGCGACATACCCTGGTCAATATGCTGCTGTGCAGCTGCATAGATATCAATAATCTTTTCTGGACCAATCTCATAGGCATCAGCAAAGTATTCACGGTTGTCGTTGGTAAGGTATGGTGCTGGGTAGTAGACACGACCCATAAGACCTTCTTTACGAATCTCAACCTGAGAAGCAATAGGATGAATTGAGCTAGTGCTATTGTTAATGTAGCTAATTGATCCAGTAGGTGGCACAGCCTGTAGGTTTTGATTATAGATACCGTGCTTCATTACGAACTTCTTTAGACTCTCCCAGTCTTTCTTGGTGGGAATTTCAATCTTGGCTTTGTCAAAAAGCTTAGATATTTTCTTAGTCTTAGGTACCCATTCCTCATTAATATACTTGTCGAAGAATTCCCCCGTAGCATACTTGGAATTTTCGAAGCCTTCAAATGCCTCGCCCCTATCCTTTGCAAGGTTAGCGGACGCTTTGAGTGCGTGATAGAGTACTGTGAGGAAGTAAATGTTCGTGAAGTCAAGCGACTCTTCGTCTCCATAGTGCATTTCCTCCTTTCCGAAGTATCCGTGCAGGTTCATTTGGCCAAGGCCAATAGCACGGGATTTCTTATTGCCCTCTGCTACAGACATAACAGAGTCAATGTAGGACAGCTCTGATACCGCTGTCAAAGACTTGATAGCTACCTCAATTGTCTTGCCAAAGTCTGGAGACTCCATAGCTTTAGCAATGTTTAATGATCCTAGATTACATGAGATGTCTTTTCCAATCTCCTTGTAGCTCATATCATTGTTGTAGGTAGTTGGTGTGTTAACCTGAAGAATCTCAGAGCACAGGTTAGACATATTGATACGGCCCTCAATAGGGTTTACATTGTTTACTGTATCTTCGTATACGATGTAAGGGTATCCCGACTCAAACTGCAGCTCAGCAATACGCTGTAGCAAATCACGAGCCTTGATCTTGGACTTCCTAATCTCTGGGTTATCCACCATCTCCTGGTATAGCTCTGTTACGGAGATGTCTGACATTGGCTTTCCGTATACCCTCTCAACGTCGTATGGGGAGAACAGGTACATGTCTTCTCCAGCCTTGGCTAGCTCCATAGTAATGTCTGGAACTACAACACCAATAGAAAGGGTCTTGATACGAATCTTCTCGTCGGCGTTCTCACGCTTGGTGTCTAGGAATCGCATGATGTCTGGGTGGTGAGCGTTTAGGTAGACGGCTCCTGCACCCTGACGAGCTCCTAGCTGGTTTGCATAGGAGAAGCTGTCCTCCAAAAGCTTCATCACAGGGATGATGCCTGAAGACTGGTTCTCAATCTTCTTAATTGGAGCACCTAGCTCACGTAGGTTGGTTAGATTAAGTCCTACACCACCACCACGCTTTGAGAGCTGTAGAGATGAAGAGACTGCACGAGCAATAGACTCCATGTTGTCTTCAACACGTAGCAGGAAGCAGGACACAAACTCTCCACGCTGCTTCTTACCAGCATTCAGGAATGTTGGAGTAGCTGGCTGGAAACGATTAGTGATAACCTCATCAATAATGTCTTTGGCAAACTTCTTGTCGCCACGAGCAAGCATCAGTGCGTTCATTACGACACGGTCTTCGAAACGCTCTAGGTATCTGTCTCCAGCAAAATTCTTTAGTGCATACTGGGTGTAGAACTTATAAGCACCCACAAAGGTTGGGAATCTAAACTTATATGAGTAAGCATGCTTGAACAAGTCCTTTAGTGTCTCTGGCGAGTACTGGTCAAGAACAGCCTTGTCATAGTAATCATTATCTACTAGATACTCTAGCTTCTCTTCAATGCTGTGAAAGAATACTGTGTTCTGATTAACGTGTTGTAAGAAATACTGCTTAGCTGCCTCCTTATCCTTGTCAAACTGAATCTTTCCGTTTGCATCGTACATATTAAGCATTGCATTGAGCTCGTGGTAGCTAACCTGTTCCATATAGTATCTCCAACCTTTGTTTTACTAGTTCTATGTCTGAAGGCGTGCCCGTGATTTCTACCCTGGCAATAATAGGTACGCCAGTTTTAGCAGAAATCATATCCGCTGCCTTGCAGTAATGTTTGCCAAAGTTTGTATTACCAGTGCCTATGACACCACGCAATAAATCCCTATTGGCAGGATTGTTAAGAAAAACCCTTACAGGTTTTGGAATTGCAGGACCTTCAGCCCCGCCACCGTAGGTTGGCACAACCAATACATACTCGAAATCCACGCTGAAGTCCCTAGCATCGCTAGAACGAACTGGGATACGAACTCCATTATTGGTTACCTTCTCTACAAATCTTTTAGTATTTTCTGAAACATTAGAAAAGTAAACAAGGCGGATTGGTAGTGACACCAATACCTCGCTTTCTAAATGACATCAAATTGAGCCAAATACTCTTCTATTTTCTCTTTACTGGGCTTATATTGTATCACGTTTTTAGGAGGTTCTGCAACATTATCTTTAGGTCTATCCCTAAATGTATGAATCTCTACTTGATCGTTCATGTTACGAGGCGTGTGAGAGATAGCTCCATAAACAGCACCACAGACGGCATCAGCCAAGTCCTTAGACGATTTGCGTGGGTGGTCTACTCTATTTTGCTTTACAATCTTTAGCTCTGTAAGCTCTTCAAATAGCAGGTCAATGGCTGGCATGACTAGCCTATCCTCATAGATAAGCATGGCCATATCCTCGTAGTGCTTCTTTGCTACAGAGACAGTATCTGTTCTCATTCCTATAGCTTTTAGCTCATTCTGGATATCAAAGGACTGCCACCTGTCAAAGCTTACCTGCCCGATATTAAATCCAAGTCTGCGTAAGTTTTGAATCCACTGCTTTACTTCTGAAAGATCCACTGGTCCCTCTATCCTTGGCTCCCACCAAGCAACAGCATCCACAACTACAATTGGTGCAATCTGCTCATAGTCTTTGACTACCTGAATGTTTACCCACTTCTCTACGTGAGCAATAGCCACAGCACACTTGTCATGCTTTTGAGCAAGGTCTGCGTGAACATAGTAAACCTTGTCTGGGTCTGGCTTAAACGTTTCTTCAAAACGACGCACGCTATCTATTGGGTTTCTAATCGACATAGCCTGCTGCACCTTATCCCTTTGCTTAAAGAATGCGTCAGAGGCAAACGTTGGTATGCAGGCGAATCTCTGCATAGCATCTCCCATATCGGTAAAGAATGCTAGCTTAAAATCATCTATCTTTCTAGTTGGGTTTACTACCCATGTTGGTCTTTTGAGGGCAAATACTCCTGGATACTTATAACTAATAATACTATCTTCGTCCCACTCAATAGTCAAAGAGTTGCCAGCCTGATCCTCTGGCAAGTCTGGATTCATGACAAAGGTGTGTGTCTTTGTAACTACCTCTTTGTCTGCGATTACATCGTCATAACGTTGAGAGATAAAGTCTCCTGGGTACCTTGGGAATGAGAGCAATGCGACCTTGCCCAAATCTGGATAACGAGAGTCTACTGAGGCTCGGAAGGCCTTGTAGATGTTATCTGCAGTTTTGCCTTGGTCATTGCCTGTGCCAACCTCGTTAGCAAAACCAGAGATCTCGTCCAGTACTGCCAGAATAAGGTTGAGGCCCTCGTGGGATTCTCGTTCAGAGTGTCCCGAATAGACAGTGATACTCTTATCAAACTCAATACTCTCAGCTTTAGCATAGAATTTGCCAGCAAACCAAGGCGACCGTTCGATCTTGCTCTTAAAGCCCTTAAAGAAAACGTTCTTGGCCTGCTGAGCATTAATGGCAACATTAATAATATCAATAGCATCTCCACTAGGTTTACCGAAATAACGAGCAGGGTCTTTAAGACACAATAGCTTATAAACGATATAGCTACACGCAACTGTTGATGTAAAATCTTTACCACTTCCCTTTCCTAGTTGGAGAATGATTTCATTCTTAGTATATTTATTGTAATAGCGAGACCCCTCTTCAGTGCCCATCATGTCAATCAGATCTTCTTTACGGAATATCTGGCTCATAGCCTTTACGATATCATACTGTGTATCTGAAAGTGGTGGCTGTCCTAGATAGTCCTCTCCCTCGACAAATGTCTTAGCATCTACTGGTATCTCATCAAAGATATCAGACTTGAGGGCATCGAGGAAATCATCAAACATTATTCAGATACCACCGTAACTGTTTGCCCCTGCTTCATTGCGGAGGATAGCCTGCTCATAATCTTGTCTCTAATCTCTGGATGCTCTGCAGCAATATCCTTTAGTATTCCAATAAGAACTTCCTGGCGTGATTCAATCTCTAACATCTCTTCTGCTAGCTCTTTGTTCTCTAGCAAGCCTGCTTTTTGTAGCATGTCAATTCTACGAGACTCTAGGTCCATAACAAGCTTGATGGCACCAGACTTAGCATTTAGATTAGCTGTCATGGTAGCTTCGTCAATAACCTCATAAGCTTTTTCTATCAGCTTTGAGTAGTGGGTATCAGCTACAACTAGTGCCTCTTTGGCCCGTGCTCGAATAGCTGCATTGTCTGCAGCCATAGCCTTCCACTCATTTAGATAGGCAACAACCTTCTGTCTTGGTATAGACAGCTCTTTGGATATCTTTGTTGGCTCACTACCTTTCAGGTATTCGCCGACTACCTTATTTACCTCATCTAGATGACCAATTAGGTCTTCCTCAGTTGACACGCCTTGCTCTCTTTCCCTTTTGCGGAACTCGCTTTATGCGATCTTCCTTAAAGGCACGGAACTGCTGGGCCTTTCCCCTAAAAATCTCAAAACAGTCTACCCATGTTGCACCAGTAAGGGTGTTAGTGGTAACTCCTTTAAATTTAAACTTAGTTCCGTATTCACCTTTTACTTTAATTATATCACCTGCATTGATAGCAAAGCCATCAATTTCCATATATGGCACTGTCTCCAGTCCACTTGGCTGTATAACTACCTGCTTACGCCTACCCATGTCTCTCCTTAGCGATCTTTAATAGTACAAGGTATCCAATTAAATCATCAATGTCATTATCTCCAGGGTAGTCTGTTCCCCTTGCAAACCTAGACAGCTTGTCGTCAATGCGTACCAGGAGCTGCTCTACTGGGCTTGACTTAGAAAAAATACGAACAGGATCCAATGCCGAATCACCATATGCTATATTCTTTTCTTGTAGCATAATGCTGATATCTGTACATACCCTTACGATATCATTTTGTGTCATCTGCGTGATTTCCTCAATCCAAATTTGGCAAGATATACATAGATGGTCTCTACGCTAACCTTGCACTCCTTTGCAATCTCTTCTGGTGTCTTCTTATCAAAGTGATATCTTTTACGAAGCCACAATTCATTTGTATATAGTTTACCAGCTTTAGCCATTTTTGTCAACCACCTTGTCCCAGTTGTTGTGTGCATAGTGACCAATTCCAATTGCATCTGCGACATCATCGTCGGTAACTTGCCTGTCATAGTTAATTTCAATAAGCTTAATGGTTCTTTGCTTTCTCATATCTCGCTCAAGCTTCTTATACCAAGACTTTGTTTTTCCTGGATGGTCTTGAGTAATCTTAAACTGTTCTTCTTTGGTAAGTCTTTTATTGCCTAAGTAGCTCTGCCATGTGATAGGGTTTACCGCTCCAGCTAACTTGATACCTGCCTGAGCTGCTGCACCAAGCAGTGCACCCTGGACAAGAGCAAGGTCTGCTGCTGTCTTTGGGCTATTCATAAATACAGTATGCTCAATGATTAGATTGTCAACATCTGGAAACTCACCAAAAAAGGCTATACTTTTACGAGCCGCATCTGCAACCTTGTCATATACGTTATTGCCAGAAAAATTAATCTTGCCATAAGACATAAGAGAGCTGTCTTCAAATACGGCAAATGCAAGACTGTTGGTGCTTGCGTCAATAGAGAAAAACCTATTCTTCATCTTTAGTCATCCTTTTTAGCTCCCGAAGCACAGCACGAACTTCCTTAGGGTTAACGTTACAGATATCACATAGATCATCATCATTATATATTGATAGTGGCTTATCACAGGACTTGCACCTTCTGTCCTTGCCTATTCTGCGTTGCTGTCTAGTTTGAACATACCGCTCAGCTATCTTCTCTCTAGTTGCGTCTTGACGACACTCTGGAGAGCAGTAAATTTGATAAGATACGCTGGTTTCGAAAATGTGGTCACACCAGCTACAGTGCTTGCTTTTCATCTAGTGGCTCCAAAGAAAGTAGTTTTATGTCTCCCTTGCCAGCCACGTCACAAGTTGCCCTAACAGGACAGGTCTTGCATATCTTGGAATTGGACCTATAGTTTTTCTCTGGCAGGGTTCTGTCAACCCATGCCTTACGAACAGCCCTCATCCAGTCAAATGTCTGGTTTACCCACTTAATATAATAATCGCTTATTTCAACTGGCAGAACCAGTAGCTCGTGATTATTTTTATTCTCATAAATAAGCACTGCCTCTGTCTTATTTAGAATCTTCATGTAAATAAGCAGCTGAACTAGGTGGCCTAGCTTTGGCTTACCTGCTGCTTTACGATACTCAAACCCCTCAGACGGCATTGTCTTGATTTCTCCCAGGAGGTCTTTACCCTCCCAGTCTAGAATGACATCTCCGAATCCAAAGATAGGTGGATCATTACTAGTAATCTTAAACTCAGCATCTTTTAGTATTCCAGCATCTGCCATAGCCTGCTGAATTCTTTCGTGAGACTTGGTTCCATTGGTCATGTTAGCACCGCCATAAGCATCAGCATTGTCTTCAAAGGTTGCCCCGTCAAAAGCAATGTACCAATACCTTGGGCACTCTCCATGAGAGAATGCGATGGTGCTAGGTGCAAAAGTTTTCTTCTGTGTGTGTTTTGGAACACGCTTTACGATATACCCAGAGTTAATCTTTTCAATTAGCTCATCGGTATTTAGGAAGCTTTTCTTTTTGGCAGCTAGCTCTGCCTTGAGCATTACCTCATTAAGTAAATTCTTAGCCATCATATTATCGGGCAATATACTTGAGTGCTGCAACTAGCTCATTAATAGCATCTGCAGCGGTGAAGTATATGTTCTTCTTTGCCCTGTCTCCTTTTTCTACGTTAACCATCCAGGTTGCCTTTAGAGACATCTTGGCTGCAATTGCTTGCAACCTTACGATCTCAATGGTGGCTACCTGAATTGGAATATCTGGCTTAATAATAAGCTTGGCTACCATTGTAAGAGCCTGTGTAAGCTCTTCATCTCCCATAAAGTCTGCAATCTCTTGTAGACCATTTACTGATTCAATTGTTGTTTTATCCGTCATGCCCTCTAGCTTTCGTTATATTTTTCTGTCCAAAAATCTGCTTTTGCTTTCATAACCCTATCATGTTCGCTATACATAGATGGGTCACTTGGGAACGGGCCAAGCTCTTCTGGAACATAGTCCTTAGCACTAAAATGACAGAAGATCATATCCATAAACTCTCCATCGGAGAATTCCCTCTTGGTCCTCCAGTGCACCTGGTGAGTTCCTGCAAATGTAAGAGCCTCGTTATCTTTAAGTAAATATTCTTTTCCCTCTACGACAATTGGCCAGTCAATGTTTGATTTTAGCTGTATGTCAACAGTTACCCTTGGCTCTCTGAACGTTTCGTCTCTATGTGGGGTAAGTCTGACCTCTAGGTTATCCCGCACCTTTTCATATCTTGCAAATGAAAGCTCTCGAAGAACAAGTTCTTTGTCCGACGCTTCCTGTGCTCTAGTTACGATAGTGTCTACAACATGCTGTGGTAGCCAAGAAAGGTAGGCTGTGTGAGAAAATTGCTCCACCAATTGCCTTCTATCTTCTGGTGTTTCTTCTATATGCTTATAGATATCTGTAATCTCTTGGTCATTAAAAATATCCTTAAGGATAATGTTTTTATAATTAAAGTCCATTATTATATTATACACTAAAGAATACTAGTCTGCAAACGCAGCGTGAAGACCTTCTGGAATTCCTTCTGCTATTCCTAGCTCTGTATAAAGGGTCCATGCTGACTGCATCTTTGGATGATTGTTTACTGATTCAATATACCGCTCTACTCTTTCTGGAAACTTAAGTGGATCTAGGGCATAGTCTTTTCCAGTAAACCTAAAATCTGTAAGTGGGGAATAGTCAAAGCTTAGTATTTTAACAAACTCTCCCTCTTTCCATTTCCTTTTTGGCCTAAAGTGTGGCATATTTAATGCACTAAAAACAAGTGCCTGACCTTTTCTAAGAGTATATGGGACATCATTAATATATAACTCCCAATCAATATTGCCGTCTAGCATATAATTAAAAGTTACGATGTCTTCACTGTTGTCAATATGTGGTGGCAATGATGGTGCATAACGACCCTCGCCGTGACGCAAATCATAATCGATATAGCTGTAGTGTGCAAGCTTAATCTCTTCTGGATAAACTGGCTTGACTACTTCATCTAGAGTTTTTTCAATATCCTCTGGACACTCAAACTCTAGCATTTGCCTAGACATGTGCACTACCCTTTTAGGGTCATACCAATCTTTGCCACGATACTCTTCTTGGTCCCCTGGCATTCGATAATATTCAGGCTCTCTAGCAAGCAGCTCATCAAAAATACTATTTAATGACTGCACCTGCTCTTCAGAAAGTAGGTCATCAACATAGAATGGGAGCTCTTTCTTAAACTCTGACATATCTGTCAGATAGTTCCACATTCCGCCATCAGTAATTTTATCACTCATGCTAGTATTATACCACGGACTCAGACTCTAGAATCTTTTGCTTCTCTGTGCTAGTAACGTTACCCTTACCTACAAACCACGGCAATAGCTCATAATACAGATCAATAAGAAGGTTCACATCTTGAACCTGGTACTTCTTCATCTCTTTCCAGGCCTTGTCATTACCTTCCATGCACTCAATCCATAGCTTAAATCCAGAGTGTTTAACCTTAGCACCTACCCCTAGTCGCTGTGCGACATAGTCTAGCTTATTAGATGGGAACTGGAAGTTTGCCTTTGTAATTGACATTAGGTCCAAGTCCTTAACTGGAGATGGAGGCTGCATGCCATTTTCTAAGAATTCACGATTAATATGCTTGTGGTCAAACGCTGCAGAGTTCCATCCGACAAGAACGTCTGCCTGGTCCATAAGTCTGTGAAGCTCTTCCAGCATAGCCTTCTTGCCATCGTGGTGCACGGACTTAAAGATAACCTGCTTCTTTCCTAGCCACCTAGCACCAAAGCATAGCATTTCTGTTGGCTCAATAATCTGGTCAATACTTACGTTTTGATCCCACAGCCCCCAGACGTATGCTTTAATTGGAGTTGTTTCTATATCTAGCATTAGTATATTTTTCATTTTGATTCCTCAATAATCTGCTCAAGTAGAGATAGCTCTACAATCGCTAGCCTTGTCTTTTTATTTCCTTCTCCTAGAACAACCACAATTGCTGGGTCATTGCCATTCTTAATTGCATCGGTTACAGCTTTAGCCCAGTTATCCTGGTTTACGGTAAAGCCTTTTGGATACTCTTTAAAATCTACTGTAAAGTTTTCCCAAGTTGCATCGCCCTTCTTGATACCACGCCCTGAGTTTTTAATACCCTTAGCATTTAGGCGTTTGATCTCTCCACGCTCGCTCACTTCTTTTTCTTCCTTACGTCAAGGCTTACCTTGGACATGTGCTTTTGGCTACATACCCAAGTAAGCTCTTTTTCCTCAATATATTGTCTTAACGATTTTACCACTTCCTTGCAAGTATGGCAAGGAAAATCTCCGTAAACAACTGTATATCTAGCCATTTAAACTTGACCTCAACTGATTCTGGTATTCTTCGTTAGTCTTAACATATTCAATAAAGGCATCTCTACCCTGAATCTTTTCTCCGTCTTCTAGCTTATACCATGCACCAGTACGCTCTACAAGACCGTTCATCTCTGCTGTATCAACAAGATCTGCAATGGTGTCAATACCAACCTTGTCGCCTCTAAAGTAGAAGTCATACTCGCCAGACTGGAAACCAGGAGATGTCTTTGAGAACTGCAGCTCCCAACGAATCTTACGGCCAATCTTCTCTTCGATTAACTTATCTCCTACAGCAATCTTGCCCTTAATTGCCTGATTCTCTGACTCTGAAGAGAACAGCTTAATAACCGTGGACGAGTAAAACTTTGTAGACTGTCCGCCAGTAGGCTGCTGCTGTGTGTACATAGCATTAATATTATTGCGAGACTGGGAGATAGCTATAACAAGTGTTGGTTTCTCTTTATTGTTAGCATAGTTAATCATCTTCCATGCATTGCTAAAGTCTCTTGACTCTGCACCAATCTGCTTGGTATTCTCCAGCTGCTTTAGCTCTGACGAGTCTTTCTCAAAATAGATAGCAGGCAAAAGAGAAGTAATACTATCAATAACAATAAGGTCAACCCCTGCGTTGATTAGTGCTACTGCTACATCTACCATCTCATTAATTGTTCTTGCCTGAGAGTAGATTAGCTGCTCAGGGTCTACCCCCAGCTTTACTGCCCAGTCTTCATCATAGGACATCTCAGCATCAATCCAGGCACATAGCTTGCCTTCTTTTTGTGCAATACCAATAGTCTGCAAACACAGAGATGACTTAGCACTAGACTTACTACCCCAAATAAGGACTTGTCGTCCATACGGCAGGCCTCCATTTAGTGCCCTGTTAAGCCCTGTGCTGGGCGTAGGCTGGCTTGTAGTAGCAATACCTACTGCGGGACCCAGGTTTTTCCTAAGCTTAGGATCTAGCAGTGCTAGAGCTTCTTCGATTGTTGTCACAGAATGTCCTCCAATATAACTGTTCCATCTTTCGTCTTTCCAAACGAAAACTTATATGCGTTTCCCTCTTTTAGTGTCATGTATGCTTTTGCAAACTGCGTAGGGAATACGGTAACTGGGTGCAACTCTCTGGCAGAATCTGCTAGAGTCATGTACGCCATTTTCTTTCCAGCTTTTGTTACCCTGGACTTGAATGATACTAAGAACATTTCATCGTCTTTATAGGGAAGCTGCTTGTAGTTTAAGTATTTTACTAAGGCATTCTCAGCCTTTGGTATGTCATCGATAGGGACGTAGCTAACAATTCTATTATCGCTTGCTAGCAACAGGTACGTCTTTCCTGGCTCAATCTCAGTCTGCTCGTCATCAAAGATGCCCACGCTACCTGTTTTATCTAGGACTTCTACCCTAGACCATCCCTTGCCTCTCTTAATGCTCTTTACCATCCCCATAAGAACGTAGGCACCCTTTTCCTCAAACTCTTCTACATCATTGATAAATGCGTAAAAGTGCTGAGGAACAGAAATGTTAAATTCTGGCAAGTTAAGATACTCATAAAGGTGCTCACGAATCTCAGCCTCATTCCTGGGATTATCTGGGAAAGTAGCTGCACCAATCTTTCTCATTGCTTCTAGGGCACGACTGTTTACTCCGTTACCCTTTGCGTTGGTAAACTCTGATAGCTCAGCATAGGAGTTAAATGGACGGGCTGCAAGATACTTTTCTGCAATGTTATCTGAAATGTACTTGATACCAGTAAGTCCAAAGCGAATTCCTTGGCCCTCAATCTTAAAGTCTAGGTCTGAGTCATTGATGTGTGGTAGCTTAATGCTAATCCCCATACGCTTTGCCTCAATGAGGTACTCTGTGCGAGCATCCTTGTCCTTCTCATTGTTTAGGATAGAATACATAAACTCTAGTGGGTAGTATGTCTTTAACCACGCCGTCCAATACGAGAGCGTAGAGTATGCCACAGCGTGAGACTTATTGAACGAATACCCAGCATGGGCTTCAAAATCAGACCATAGATCCCTTGCGACATTAGGAGCAAGATACTTTGTAGCACCTTCAACAAACTTTTCCCTAAACTGATCAAACTCTTTAGCATCTTTCTTCTTTCCAATAATCTTACGAACCTTATCTGCCTCAACCATAGACATTCCGCCTAGGTTAACACAGGCCTGCATAACTTGCTCCTGGTATAGGATACAGCCATAGGTTTCTGCAGTAAACTCTTTCATTACCGTGTGGTGGTATGCAATGTTTTGCTTACCATGCTTACGAAGGATGTAGTCCTTACCGATAGTATTCATTGCACCTGGGCGAACCAAGGCATTAGATGCTGCTAGCTCTGCAAAGTTGTTTACACCCATCTTTACTAGCAGGTTAGTATATGGTGTAGCTTCACACTGGAAAACACCCTTTGTAAAGCCGTCAGAGAGCATCTGATAGACTTTTGGGTCCTCTGTGTCTATAGATAGGAGGTCAATTTGCTTTTTATGCCTCTTCTCAATAATATCAAGGGTGTCCCTTAGCACTGACAGGGTCTTGAGACCTAGTGCATCAATCTTAATAAGACCAATACGCTCTGCCTCTTCCATGTCTACCCCTACTACTGGTATTCTTTCCTTTGTGCCTGGAGCTGTACGAGTTTCCATGGGAGCATACCTAAAAATAGGATGCTTAGAGGTAACAACACCAGCAGCATGTATGCCAGTCCCACGAATACGCCCACGAAGTTGATCGCCATATTTTTCAATCTCTGGATACTTCTCTCTAAACCACGCTGCTTGCTTTGATGTACAGTAATCATCCCAAGTGTCCACCACCTTCATAACTTTATTAACGTCTGTTAGGGGAATGTGTAGCACACGTGCTATATCCCTAACAACACCCTTGTCTTTAAACTGCAAGAATGTAGCGATAGATGCCACATGCTTATATTGTCTAACAAGATAATCTTTAACCTCATCACGTCGTGAGTCCTGGATATCTGTATCAATATCTGGGAAGTCATTACGATCTGGATTAATAAACCTAAAGAATAGCAACCCATGCTTAATTGGGTCAATGTCTGTAATCTCTAGTGCATAGCAAAGTAGTGAGCCTGCAGCAGAACCACGTCCTGGCCCAACCATGATGCCTTCCTTCTTTGCCCAGGAAATCATAGAGCGAACTACTAGGAAGTATGGGCCAAAGTTTTTATCCTTAATAACCTGTAGCTCTTCATCTAGCCTAGCAACATAGTCATCTGAAAGGACTCCACGCTTTTCTAGGCCAGCCATTGCTAGCTCACGAAGCTCTGCATCTGGATTTTGATACTGCACTGGCAGCAGGTCTAGGTGGTCTTTAATGCCATAGTCTTTAATCTTTTCAGATATCTCTTCTGTTGCAGAATACATGTCTTCTCTGACAATACCCTGAGCTTCCATGGCACTACGCATCTCTTCGTCAGATAGTAGGTGGATGTCAAAGTTTGTAAATGAAATCTGTCTCTCACCATATAGATAGTTAAGTCTATCCATAAGGTTGTCATGCTTTAATGACTTTTCGTATGTAGCACTCTTCTCAACCTTATTTGCATAAGAGTTTAGGATTAGTTTAAGTTCCTGGATTTCTTTCTGTCCAGTATGTGCGTGGTGGCAGTCTGGAGTAATTACTGGAGTAACCCCATACTTATCGGCTAGTTCTACTAGTTGCTTATTTACTTCTGGTGGGTTGTGTGGCATTACCTCAATGTAATAGTCCTCACCAAATACCCTTTTGTGCCACTCAATAATTCTTTTGGCTTCTGCCAATTCTTCGGCCTCAATAGCCTTTGCCAAGGCACCAGAGAGGCACCCAGAAAGGACGATTAGTCCCTCTGAGTACTTCTCTAGCACCTCGTAGTCGAAACGTGGCTTTTTGAAAAATCCTTCAGTCCACGCAATTTCGTTGAGCTTATTTAGATTTTCAAGTCCTACACGATTCTTAGCAAGAACAATGATGTGGTTATATACTAGGTCTAGAAGTCCGTCACGCACATCTGGTGCACGCTGGTCCTTACGATCATTAGTAATATACCCCTCAATACCAAGGATAGGCTTAATGCCTTTTTCCTTAGCAATACGATAGAACTCTCTGTGTCCAGAAAGTGAACCGTGGTCTGTAATTGCTAGAGACTTCATGCCAATCTCTTGGGCACGAGTCAAATACTCTTCTGGTGTGGCTATGCCATCAAACAGAGAGTAATGTGTGTGAACGTGAAGTCCGTTGTAGCTCAACGCAACCCCTACCAATCAACGTTGGTAGCAGTTACAGACGGGGAATCAAACCCGAAGTAGAAAGACTCCTGCTCTGGATAAGGAATCTCACGGACAACCTTTTCTAGGTTGAAAAGCTCGAAGCTGCCCCAGTCAAATGGCTCAGAATCTGGCTTAGTAGGAATTAGAGTGTAATTGGTCTCAGTGCCCTGGCCATTACGCTTTAGCTTCCATGTTAGGTTTGAGATGCTACCAGTCTCTAGTGCATACTCACGAATAGTGTTGAATGCAGACTGCTTGCTTACACCCTGCGACCATACTGCCATGTATGGGTCCTCTAGGCCATCATCTACTAGCACGTTGCAGTAGAAGCGTAGCTTTGAACGCCATCCACTCTTAGGGTCCTTACGGGCCATCTCACAACCATAGCAGCGACCTTCAGAATCCATAGAGCATGCAGCTGAACGCCTGTAGTCCTTTGGATTGGTGTGCTGTGCAATAACGACAGATAGCCCACGAGCTTCTGCGTAGTGTGCCGACTCTGAGTCTAGTTCCTCAGCAAATCGGATCTTAGAGGACTGACCATCTGCTAGCTTTACCCAGCGGACCTTCTGTCCTGTTCCTTCATACTTTGGCTTATCAAGTAGTGCATTGATATCTTTTAGCCCTTTAATTACACTCATTTTTTCTCCTATTTGTGTGTTGTTTAGTTTAGCATATTGGCTATTGACTTGTCAAATGATATTTCAAGATTTTTTATTTCTTCGTCTGACATGTCGCCTATGTCTTTGTATTCCTTATTAAGTTGTAATACAGTAACCTTAGACCCTATCTTTTCAACGATACGATCTTTCATGTTACCGCCAGCCTCATCATTATCAGCAACAACATAAATATTGTTGAAGTATTTTTGAAGCAAGTCTATTTGAAAATTAGAAACATTGGAACCTAGGGTTGCTACCGCTGGGATTCCACACTGGTCAAGTCTGATGGCATCGAATGATGACTCTACAACATATACCTTGTCTGCTGTCTTAACTCTATGTAGGTTAAACAAAGTTTTGCCCTTGGGTAGACCTGGCGTGTTCTTAAAGTCTTTGCCTTCTATAGAACGACCAACAAATCCTACGGGAATTCCTGTTGGTGAATGAACTGGAACAGTTACCATATCCTGTTTCTCTGAAAATCCTAGCAAGAATTTTTTCATAGAGGATTCTGTGATCTCTCTGCCAGCAAAGTATCTAGTAGCCCTAGGAGACTCCAAGGCCTGACTGCTAAGTCTTTGAATTAGTATTTCGTCAAATGGGGTGTATTCTGGCTTAACAACTAGTTTCTTATTTATATCAGCTTCGATGCTGGTTTGCTGCTCTTTGCTCTTAATAAATCGTGCAGCCTCGAAATATGTTCTTCCAGTTGTATGCATAACAAGACTAATAAGATCAGCAATGTGGTGGCATGAGAAGCAGAAGAATGTGCCACTCTCTTTATCTACCTCACCAGCAGGAGTCCTGTGGTTTGGGTGAAAAGGGCAAAACAGTAGATAGTCTGTATCTACTTCGCCCTCAATCGTGAGGCCACTCCCTGCGAGTACTCTTTTGATTTGCTCGGCTGAGTATGAATTGCCTTTGAGCCGTCTAGTCCTATTATCCATTCGCTTTTCCTTTTTCCTACGAACACTCCGTATACTGAGAGTTCGAATTCAAAATATTCTTTTTCTTGATTATACTGTATTGTAAAGTCTAAGTCAATATCTAGTCTTGGTACATACCCACTCAGTCTCATCTCTACCCATAAAAGCCTGATGTATTCAGACTTGAGTCGGACAATCTGTGCATCGTCTAGTATGATTCCATCTAGTCCGAACCTTTTTATAGGCTTATGATGTACTGTTTTCATGCATCTATTATACTAGTTATCTTCAAAGTCTCGGTACTTATACCAACCTTTATCGAAATCTACCTGGACCAAAAACTCGCCCATAAATCCGTTACGGTTCTTTCTAAATACACATTCAATGACATCTGAGTTGGGTCCACGTCCCAAAGCCATTACCCAGTCAGCATCATATGCAATCTGACGAGACCATGCAGTCTGACCCAATGTTGGAACAGTGTCTAGCTTGGTAACGTCATCTGGTGTTGCCGATGAGATAGCAATAATTGGGACCTCTTCAGAAATAGCCATAAGCTTTAGCTCACGAGATAGGTTTTTCATACGCACCGTCTCATTGTCAGACTTCTGGTTTGGAGACATCAGCTGCAGGTAGTCAACAATTACGAAGTCTGGCTTGTACTGATCAATCTTTCCACGAAGGACAGAAGGAGTTACCTCGCCACCTGAGTCGTTAGAAATAATATGAAACTCTGGCTTGCCCTTTACCTTTTCTCCATGCCAACGCTTGAGGTCATCAATCTCTACCTGACCAGCAGATAGCTTTCTATGAGACCAAAGTCCATCTCCCATAATAGTAAATACACGGTTACGAACTTCTGTTTCGCTCATCTCAAGACTGACAACCATTGGTGACTTGCCCTGCTTCCAAGCTTGCACTGCAAAGTATAGGGAGAGCCACGACTTTCCAATACCTGGATAGG